ATGGATATCAGCGCGCAGCCGTCTCAAGGATGACCGCAGCGTTGACCAGAACGTCTTCCGGGTTCCGGATGTCGAATTGCTCATAGAGCCTCTGTTGAAGTTCGCGTGTCCCCTTGAACAGGTCGGACGCCGTCTGTACCACGGCCGGAGCAATCAACTGAATCTGCGGATTGCCGAGAATCTGGGCCAACTGGAGATAGAGCGGCACAAACATCTGGGACTGGAGCTGGAGTAGGCCCATGAAGGACTGCTTTTCCAGTTCCTTGTTCGTGCTGCCCGAAGTCGCCGTGATCGTGACGCCGAGTCCGCTCGCCACGTCATCAATCGGCAACGCCAGCGTGCGCGCGACGTAGGACCCTTCCGGCTCCCCGAGCGCCATGATGGCCATTTCCAGTTGCATCCCGGCATCCGGGTTCTGCACCGGGTTGGACATGAACTGCTGGAGGTTCTGGAGCAGCCGTCTCCCGACCTCGTCCAGACAGTACCGGAGGTCCTTGAGCGTCAGGTCGAACCGACGATTGCCTTCCTGCAACAGACTGAGCATGGAGGTCGCCGGGGTGCGCGAGGGGAGCCCCTGCGCGTTGCCGCGCTGGATGTCCGAGAGCCCTGTCCGCCGCTCGCCCATGTCCTGAATCAGCGGCCCCAACATCTGCATGGAGGGGTACGGGGTCGTGAACTTGATCTCCTTGATGTCGGTCGCTGGGTTTTCGAGTGACCACATCTTGAGGAGGTAGATGGGCTCGCCCGGCACCACGTTCGCCCCCGGCTTCACGGCAATCATCGGGGCGTTGGCGAGGCGCACGTTGTCAATGTTCGCGTTCAGCAGCTCGGACAGCACGGACTGCGGCATCTCCGCCTGCTCGCACACGCCGATGCCGTAGAACCCGTCGCCCCGCATGTAGCGCGCGACCGAGTACGGGCGGGCGTTGTGCGCGTAGGGGTTGTAGATGGCTCGCAGGAGCGTGCGGCTCGGCAGGTGAATCACCGCCACTACGTCGTCCACGCTCCCGTTGCCCTGCGTATCGAACCGGGCATGCACTTCCCACAATTCAATCTTGCGCAGGTCGGACGGGGTGTAGTTGTCCAGCGCGTACTTCTTGTCCCGCACGATGGACCCGGCGCTCTGATGCGAGTCCTCGAACGCCTTGACCTTGGTCACGGCCTCGGGATAGTAGTCGGGCAGAAACGGCTGCTGGCCTTCCGAGCGCGCGAGGAACTGCGGCTTGGTCAGCGTGAACTGCTCCGCGATCCACGGCGCCCCGCCCTGCACGTCCGGCTGAATCTCGTAGCTGTCCGACGGGATGAGGAAATCCACCAGCGAGACATGATCCACGAACGGCCCGCCGATGGCCCGCATCTCCGGGCGCACCTGGCCCGTCGCGGGATCGTAGGTGTTCACCCGGCGCCGTTCGTAGGTCCAGCCGTGCTTGTAGATGGTCGTCCCGAGTTTGACCAGTTCGAGGATGGCCCGGTAGTTCACGTCGAACAGCTTGAGGCGCGTCTGGTCGAGGAACTGGAGGTAGTCCTGCATCGGCTTCGCGATGGGCACCCAGCGCTCGTTGAGTGGCTGAAGCGTCCACATGTTAGCCGGAGCGTGGAGCGTGGTGACGAACCGCGCCACCAGCGGGTCCACCGTCATCGCGCCGAAAGGCAGGGTGTAGTCGCTGGCACCCTCGTAGGGGAAGCGCTTGGTGGCCGTCGGCATGGGGGACCGATAGTCCTCCAGCCAGTCGCGCCACTTCGTCTCTAGGGTGCTCCGTTCGGCCAGTGCGGTCTGCATGGCGGTCGTGATGTAACTCACGAACGCCTGCTCCTGCTCACCGCCGAACTGACAGGCTTCCGGCATGCGCTACCTCCGAGGTCCGTAACGGCGCGGATTGCGGGTACGCGGGAACCGCACCCCGCGCCCGCCGCCGGTCTGCGCTTGTGCTTTCGCTCGGAACGCGGTGATGCCGAATCGCGCCCCGGCTCCGTGGGTCACGACGCGCGTGATGGCGTTCGCGGCGATGGTCATACGACCACAAATTCGTCGTCGGCCGTCGGGGCTTCGGTCAGGGCCGGGAACACGAACCGGCTCGATGTCGCCGACAGGCCGAAGTAGGACGTGATCGAAGTCGCCTGACCCGCGAGCGCACCCGTGAGGAACACGATGACACGGTCGTTGTAGTGGTCGTCCGTTGCTTCGGCCACGTCGCTCGTCATGGTCGTGGTCGAAAGCTGTCCTGCCACCGCCACGCCCGTCACGACGCTGGACAGGTGGGACAGCAGGCGAATCACCGCTTCCCGATTGCCGAAGATGGTCGTGAGGTTGGACTGGACGATGTTCGTGACGCCCGTCACGGTCCCGCCGCTCACCTGCACCGACAGGTTCGAGAAGCTGCCTGAAAGGTTCGAGTAGTTGTTGAGCCCTTCGACCGTGAGGCCCGAGTAGTTCATCGGATGCACGCGCACCGTCACGTCGGAGAGGTTCATCACGTCGAACCCGACCGCGTCAATCGCCCCCGCCTGGAACACGCCCGGCGCCGCCGCGTTGTCGTCCAGCCGCACGGACAGCGCCGAGAAGGCCCCGGAAAGGTTCGACCAGTTCTCCAGCCCCCGCACCGTCACCGCCGAGTACGTCCCGTCGCGGATGTCCACCTTGTTCGTCACGCCAGCCACGGTGCCACCCGATACCTGCACGGTGACGTTCGAGAGCGTGCCCGAGAAGTTGGAATAGTTCTCGACGCCCCGCACGGTTGCACCCGAATGGGTCACGGCCTTGAGCCCGACCGAATCCGCCGACGTAAAGGCCGAGGAGCGCGAGTAGGGATTGAACTGCACCACTTCCACGTTCGCCACATGCTGCGGGAAGTCGCCCTGCGTGTGGTAGATCGGATGCGCCCCGAGCACCGACACATCCGACTGATTGAGGGTGATGTAGTACATGCCCTGGTTCGCGTTGGATGCCACCACGAGCACGTCGGGGACGATGGTCGTAGCCGAGAGAACGCCCATGATAACCGAATCGTTCGACGCCCCGGTATCGGGAGCGGTCCCGTTCGACGTGAACAGACGGAACGGCACTCGGCGCCGTCCGGCGGTGGCCTCGTCTTTTTCAATGAGCACACTCACGCGACGAGCCTCCGATAGTACTGCTGGTAGTAGGCGGCGAACGACGCGCTGGCCGCGGGAGCCGTGTACGCCCCCCGCCAGCCCGGTGCCGCGCCGAACAGCGGACGCAGGGGGACGTGCGCCCCCACCGACGCGCCCGTCACCGTGCCCGCGTTGAAGTTCCCGGATAGGTCGGGCTGCGTGCCGGTGCCGTTGAATCCCAAGTGCCACAGCCCGACGCAGCCACTCATCTTGCGCGGGTGGAATTGCCACGACCGCACCTGTGCCAGGGTCAGTTCCGCGCCGAACACGGCTGCACAGGCAATGCGGCCCTGCCAGGCGTTGTCCAGTCCGTCCCAGTTACCGATCAGGAGGTTGTTGGCCGCATCGTCGTGGGTGCCGCTGCCCGTGTCCACGACCGCCGAGACCGCGCACTGTCGGGCCGCTGTCGCGAGGTCGCCCACATAGACCCTCACGCGATCACCGGCCCCGTTGGCCGGATTGACCGACATGGCGACGAGCCACCACTTGTTTGTGGTGATGTTCGCGTCGGTCGTGTCGTAGAGAAACGACCCCGTGGACATCGAGTAGAAGCCCGTCAGCTCGTCCGTCGCGTCCGCCACGCGAAACACCCAGTCCTGCGCGGCTGCGCCCCGCTTGGACGCAACCTCCCGCAGCGCCGTCAGCGTCGTGGGATACACCCACGCCAGCACCGTCAGCGGGTTCAGGCTATCGAGCGTGGCCCCGCTGCCGCAGTTGACCCGATCGGTCGTCGCGCCCCCGAACGTCAGCGCCATCGTTAGGCGTCCGCGTACTGAAAGAGCACGTCCACCAGGATCGCATCGCCCGCATGGGTGTCGGCGGCGTCCGTGCCGTCCTCGCAGGCGAAGAACTCCACCGTGTCCCCGGCTGCGAGGTTCGCCGACGTGAGGTTCACGCTGGGGATGTTGCGCTCATGTGCGGCGCTCGGAGCCGCATCGGTCACACTCACGGATTCGCTGTTACTCGTCTGGTCCAGCGATTCCGCATCGTCCCCGCCGATGGCGCGGTAATCGAAGTCGAACACCTTGTTGCCCGTCGTGACCGTCGCCGTCCAGACGATCACAATCGCCGCCGTGCCGACGTAGTTCTGTGGCACCACGAACTGGCCATAGATACCGACGCGCGTCGTCAGAGCTGCGTTGTTGGCCCCGGCCTCGCTGATGCGGAAGATGAGGAACGGCCAGACATCGTTCGTCGCGAGGATGGAGTAGGGTTCCTGCCACACCTTCCCGCTGGTGTCGGGCACCGTGTTCGCGCCGAGGATGCTGATCTGATGCGTCGCCATCTAGTGCCGTCCGCGCACAAGCTTCAGGGCGTGGTCGTAGAACTCGACCGCGACCCCGGCATGGGCCGGAGCATTGAACGCCGCCTTGGCTTCGCTGACATCGTTGGTGCGCAGGCGCGTCTTCGGCACCCCATTCCGGATCAGGCGAATCTCGTAGCGCAGAGAGGGGTCGTGCGGGGCACCGGCAGGCTCGACGGCGGGAAGGGGAGCCGGAGAAGGTTCCTGCGCGGGCACCCGCACGATGGCAGGTTGGAGCAGTCCAGGCCGAACCGCAATGAGTTCGCCCCGCTGAATCCGACGGGCGAGGCGAAACGCCTCCACCCAACTGCGGTAGAATGCAACAAGTCGGCGCATGGGTGAAACATACGCCACTGTCGCGATGGTGTCTAGCGCCGACTCCCGTCTACACGGGTGCGCCAGTCCTTCGCGCTCCCTGCCGGAGCCGGGACGCCCATGCGCGCATACAGCGCATCCAGCTCCTGTTGCACCCGCTTGTTCCCGACCGCGCTCCCCACCTGTCCCGACTGCCAATGGGTGATCTGCGCGCTCAGCGCATCCAGCAAGTCCTTGAGCTTCCCACGGGGGAACGTGTCGTATTCACGCCAGAAATCGTGCTGGTTGCGGTCCCCGTACACCATGCCACGCTCGAAGTAGGGACTCAACGCCTCGATGCGCACGTCCTTGTTCTTGGAGCCGGTCGTTTCCTCTAGCACGCTGACCATGATGTTCGCGTCGTTCAGCGCCCGGCGCACCTGCTGGTTGAACGCGGCCTGCTGGCCCGCCTTCTCCAGCCGCAGTTTCTTCGCTTTGAACGTCTTGCACGTCTCCACGATGTCCGCGATGAACCCATCCAAGGTCTGGCGCGTGACCTTGGCCCGCAGCAACATCCGGTACCCTTCCTCCGTCCCGCCCGTGGCGATGATGGCCTGTCGGGCGTCCTGCGGCCTGCCGACCTCGGAGAACGCGGGGTCCACGCTCACAATGACGTTCAAGTCATCTACCGTGGCGATGCAGTCCTTCAGCGCATGGTCCCGGTACTGCAACGTCGTGCCGTTGGCCCAGGTGTAATAGCGTCGCCACTCGGGCTTGAACGTCGTGATCTCGGGGGCGCGCGGGTCGAGCATCATGTTCGCCGCGAACAGGAGCGGGTCATCCACCCGCATCTTCGCCAGTTTCTCGTCCGGCCAGCGTTCCGGGAACCAGCTCGTCCCGTCCTCCAGAATCGGACGTGCAAAGACCGCGATGTCCCCCGTCCGGTACGCCGGGACTTGCACCCTCCCGCTCGGGGTTTCGTGCTTCAGGATGTACTGCGTTTTCCGGTCGCCGTAGCCGAAGGCTTTCTCGACGTAGGTGTACGAGTCGTCTTCCCACCAAGGAGTTCCGACCCATACCAGGCCGAAATGCGGCTGGCCCGTGTTCACAATGGGCCGCAAGCGGCTGATCCAGCGGTTCGTCTTCTCCATCGTAGAGAACAGCCCGGCCCGCGCGTTCTCCGCCGCTTCATCCGAGATCATGTCGTCAATCACCGCGAGGTCCGGGTGCAGGCCCGTGATAGAGCCGCCGACGCCGATGGCCTGAATCGTGGATTCCTTCCGTCCCGCTGTCCGGCCGGGCAGGATGATCTCACTTTCCGACCACTTCGCGCACTCCTTCTCCGGATCGCTCGGACAGCGTTCGGGGAAGAGGGCGCGCAGGAGTTGGTTGTCCATGATCTGGTTCTTGATGGCGGCGAGGAACTTCGTCGCGCCCCGCTCGGTCTCGTTCACCACCAGCATCGCGATGTCGGGATACTTGAGCGCGCGTTGGAGCATGAAGCCCTGCGTGATGATGGTGCTCTTGCCCACGCCACGGGGCACCTTGATGAGCCGCACCCAGGCGTTGTCGAGGTCGGGAATCCCGGTCTGCTGCTCGGCGAAGCGGCACATGAGGTAATGGGCGCGCAACGTCATCGGGACGAGGGGGCCGTAGCCGAGAATCGTATCCGTGAAGAAGAACAGGTCGTTCAATGCGCGGGTGCGGATGTCCTGCCACTCGCGCGAGCCCTGTTTCAGCGTGAGTTCGGTCAACTAACCGTCCCCTGTCCCCAACTTGCGTGAATCACGGCCGCTGAAAGCGCGTCCAGTTCCTCGACGGGCACCCGTTCGCGGAGCGCCGTGCGACTCCGATGGTCAGCGAACTCAGCGAACAACTTCTCTGCCGCCGCCTCAACCTCGCGGAGCGACCGCTTGCCCGTCTTGACCGCCAATACGTCAGCAAGGATGTCGCCCTCCAACCGTACCATCAACCGACCTTCGGCCGCGAGAACGCGCCCGACGTGCAGGAGCCGCAAACAGTGGGCGGCATCCTTGATGTCGTAGCCGTACTCCCGAAGGAGTTCCTTGCGCTTCGCCCCCATGTAACCCATCGTGTGGCCCTGGCGCATCTTCTTGAGTTGCGCAACCGCATACCCCATCAGCGCCGGGAACATCGCCTGCGAGAGCAGCCGTTCCCGCGCGGCAACGAGGAGTTGTCCGCCCTCATCCAACAGCAACGGTAGGTCGTCGGGCTGCCAGAGCCAGAAGTGGACGTTCGGATTCCCCTTGCCGAGCAACGAAACGAACTTCGGCACGTCATAGGCGCAGATGTCTACGTGCTGGCCGTTGGTGTCGAATCCGTCCTGATACCGATTGTAGCCCGAAACGCCGAGGTAGTGGCCCATCGGATGCACAAACACCGCCACCACATCGGTATCGTCGGTACCGTGTTCTTCGTCTGGGGGCACATGTGTACCGTGCGCGTGTGAACCAGCGATGCCGAGAAGCACCGCCCGTTGTGCCCACTCGCGCCCATAACGCGCGTATGAGCCGCGAAGTTCAACCGCGTCCATCGGGTTCCTCCTGCACGATTTCGGCTTCCAGCATGGGCAGGGGCTTGGCGAGCGTGTGCTGGTCGAAGTTTGCGCCGCGCAGAATCACCACGACGTTGCGTTCCTCGACCACGGTCGGTTTCATCGTCGCACCCAAGCGGTCTAGATAGTCCTGCGCGCCCAACCGCACTTCCTTGTAGTCGCCTTTCGCCTTCGCCGTCTGGCGACTCCAGATGTAGTCTTGGAGCGCGGCCATCGCGCCGCCTTCGAGCTTCTTCAATACCGTGTCGCGCGTCTGGGTCCTCAGTTGCGTGACGTAGAGCTGCCACGCCTTGTTGCGCCGGAGGCTGTTCCACGTCTTCGAGGCGAGGTCGCACCCGAACGTTTCCCGAAACGCCCCACCCCACGTAATCCGGCCCTGTCGGTCGCGCGGGATGGTGGGGTCGGTGTAGAGACGCGCGTAGAGTTCCGCCGCTGCGACTTCGTGGGGGGTGAGGACTTCGAGCGGGTCCTTGCCGTCCCAAACCTTCAGCGCCTTGGCGGGAGTGGTCGTGAAATACGCCATGACCGAACCTACACAACATCCACGCAAACGGGTAGACTTCACGCGAGAGGAGGCAACATGGTCTCGATCTGTTCCTCCTGCGCGCCCCATCGCTCCGTGACATCCACGCAGGGCACCTGTTGTCGCTATCCGCCCACTCCCTACGGGGTGCCGTTCGTTAATTCCCTCGCCCTGCTCCCGGTCTGTGACTGGGACTACCTGTGCGGGGAATGGACAAAACAACGACCATAGTGCAGGGTACACGCATGATCTGGTACATCCTTGGCACACGGCCCGAGTTCATCAAGGCGTTCCCGGTCATCCAGCAGTTGCACGTGGAACAGCGGGATGTGACCGTCGTTTCGACCGGCCAGCACACCTCCCTCGCTGATGGCATGCCGCTGACTGCCGATGTCAACCTCGGCGTCCCCGGCTGCGACGATCCCTATGTCTACGTCACCCACGCCGCCCAGAAACTCCAGGAATGGGCCCAAAACCAACCCAAGCCCGACTGGATCGTCGTCCAAGGCGACACCGGGAGTGCCTTGGCAGGGTGTAGGCTCGCCGAAAGCCTCGGTATCCCCCTCTGCCACCTCGAAGCCGGGCTCAGGAGCCACGATCCGACCGATCCGTGGCCCGAAGAAGGGTTCCGTGTCGAGATTGACCGCCGCGCACAGCTCAAATGCTGCCCCACGGCCCTCAATCTGGACAATTTGACCCGCGACGGGCTCCAGAACGACGCATTTGTCACCGGCAACCCCATCACGGACGCCCTGCGGCTCATGGGCGCTGTGAAGACCACCCCTACCCACGTCCTCATCACCCTGCACCGCCGGGAATCCTTCGGGGCGGACATGCAGGCATGCGCCAATCGCATCGCCCAGCTCGCCGAAACCCATCCCGACACCCCGTTCCTGTGGCCGTTCCACCCGAACCCCCACGTCCTCGATACCATCCGCGCCCTGAAGGCTCCGGGCAACCTCCTCTTCACCTCACCCCTCGCCTACCCGGAGTTCCTGAAGGCCCTGTGTGGCGCGCACCTCGTCATCACCGACTCCGGCGGTGTGGTCGAAGAAGCCACCACCCTCGGTATCCCCTGCCTCATCGCCCGGAACAAGACCGAACGACCCGAAGCCTGTGCCACCCACAGCATCCTCGTCGGCCGCGACGGCGCCCGGCTCCCCGAGATGTTCCGCTACGCCCAATTCTTCCATCCCGCCCCCTCCACCATCTTCGGCGACGGGCACACCGCCCCCAGAATCACAAGGCTCCTGACCTAACCCTATACACTTTTTATGCATCGCCCGTGCTCAGTATGCATCGGCCACTGCATAAACAGCGATACCAGACCCCGATTCGGGGTATCCCAACCCCATTTTATGCAGTCCCCCACCCAAACCATACATCCATCCCTACTCCGTTAACGGCCAACTCCCAAACTATATTGCGCGCCACAACAGGGGTAGCCCGCGCAGACGACCCCCCGCCCTGGGGGGTTGACGGGGGGTTGGGGGGTGCCGGGGTTTATTCGGGTTCGGCGCGGCGGTTGCGTGGTGCAAGGTGCCACAGTACGGGTCAGGATCGGGGCTGGTAATCCGTGGGCTTGGGCTAACCCAAGGCGAGACAAGGGGTTGGCGCAGATGCAACACTTAACAGAATGCAGATTATGCGCAGTGTGTCGTTATGACACGGCCGTTCCCTGCCCTTGTGAATCTTTTCACATGCGCGCGTCCGTTGGGTGGGGCGGTCCTCCAAGGCTAGACTGTCCGGCTACCTCCAGGGCTCAGCTCGGTGGGCCGAGCTGCTGAGGTTGGGCGCGAACGTGTCTGGCTGGCTCGGTGAGGCGTGATCCTCGCCACCTTGGGTAGTCTGTCCTCTCTTGTGGTGGGAGGGTGCACGCAGGGACGTCCTCGGCCATCGTCCCCCTCCCGCCAGCATCCCGACAGCATCCCGACAGCATCCGGACATCCGAGGGACGAACAGACACCGAAGGGATGTAACCTGTTGCGGCTGTTAGCGATACGCCGCTATTGACTCTCGTTAACGGTACGCTAGATTGGTCCCTGTCTCCGGTGAGTGTGAACCTTACCCGAAAGAGGTTATCCACATGCGTACCCGTGACATGCTGCGCCTCGCCCGTCGCCTCGGCCGTAAGGCCGGTGAATCTGCCGCCAACGCGCGGCTGATCGCCCTGGCCCCGGCGTTGGCCGACGTCCTGCGGGGCATCGTGAGCGCCGACACCCCGGAGACGTACGACGCGGCCATGCTCGCCGCCCGCGCCATCCTCGCCAATCTGGAGGGCTAACGTGATGTGCGCGCCCTGTCCCGTTGCCCCCAAGCGCCGCAAGCGCTTCCACGTCATCTTTGCCCGGTCCAACCCAGACGCCGCCCTTGGCGTTCCCGCCACCCCGCCCTGTGACGTGCTCGCCACGTCCCGCGAAGAGGCCGAACGTCGCGCCGAAGAACCGGACAACCGCCTACCCTGCGAGTGCGGGATGGTGCTCCTATGGACATCGGTCCGGAGGGTGTCATGACGCGCCCCGACCTGTCCGTCACGATGGGCGAGGAACTATATCACGCGGCCTACGCCGTGTTCGCCTACTGGTGGAGCCCGCCCGACGCCGAGCACTCCCCAACCGGAGATCGCGCGGTTATCGGTGCGGGCTCGTTCGTTGGCGTCCTCCCCCCGCCAGCCCTGTACGCCGAACGGCTGGCTCTGTCCCTCAGAAAGGGGATGTAGCCATGCCCGTGATCGAAGTCCCGTCCCTGTTCGGGGGTACAACGCACATCCCCGCCAAGCCGGGCGGCGACCCCACCGCTTGCGAGCCCTTCGCCGTCGAATGGGAGCGCTACCGGAAGCGGGACGCCGAAATCCTGGCCAACCCCTTCGCGCACCTGCCCTACCGCTTCGATACCCTGAAGGGGATCGCCGGTAAGCAGGATCGCGCCCGCGTCTTCGCTTCGCGCTGGCTTCACGACGGGAGCCCGGACTACGCCAAGGCGTGGGGCGAGTGCCGCGAATGGCTTCCCCTGCGCACCCGTGCGCGCAGATAACCGCTTTTCGGTGTCCGTTCGTCCGTAGAAATACGGATTGATGCACTGTAGGATAGCGTTAACTTGGCTCTACGGTACCGGCCCCGATGACCGGCCTAGCTTCTCCGACGGAGGCTGCACCATGACCACGCAACCCACCTGCAAGGACCGCATCCGCGAGCACTACCGGGGCCGCGTCTCCGACCTCCGCAAGCTGTTCGCCCTCTGGCAGTCCGGCAACGAGTCCGGCGACCCCGAGATTGGCACCTTCAACGAGTACGGATTGTCCTTCGACTACGTCGCCCCCGGCACCTTCCAGAACCGGCGCGGCTACTGGCGATACCAGCTCTCCTGTGGTGGCCCGGCGGATGAGTTCCGGTTCTACTGTGACGAGAACCGCAAGCCCGTCCGGATTGAGTATTGGTTCCTCGACTGGTGGGACGGGGCACGCATCACCCTGCGCACGGGCCGGGACTTCGCGCTCCTCTGCGACATCTTCGCGGACTTCGACGAGTGCGGCGTGATCGAATCCACCTACCGGGCCGCCACCGACTGACCCCGCCTCACCTCGCCGCAGCCCCCCGAGCCCCCGAGCCGTTAGCGGGGGCTCCCGCCTATTGACGTGCAACGATAACGGTATAAATTGACGGGAAAGGGAGGGGGCTGCCACAAATGCGACCCGACGATGCCCGGAAGACGCCCAAGATCATCGCCCTACGCTGTGTGCGCTGGAAGAAGGGGTAGACGCACGACGGCGTCCCGGTGTGCTCACGGGACGCCGCCGCTCCACGCTCTTTACAGCCTAGTTACTTTTGCCATGTACCACCTCGGCTGGCGCTACTGCGCCTGTTGGGGGTTTACCGGCGGTTCAGGCACCTTCGCGGGATGCCCCTGAACCGCCGGTTTCTTGCGTTGCGGCCCCGCCTGGGTGCATACTACGCCTGCGATGGCGGCAGGCGTTGCTGACCATGTGTGGACCATCTCGGAAGTCGTGTCCCTCCTTATCGCGCGGGAAGTTGCCACGGCAGAGCAGAAGGGAAGGTAGGAATGACCCAGGCCGCCAAGACGATGCCGCGAGACTGGATTCTGGTCGCACTACTGAAGGCTGGAGATGCGGGCCTGAACGCCGTTCAGCTTCAGAAAGTGATGTTCCTTCTCGGGGAGCGCCGGGCCAAAGCGGTTGGCAGGAGCTTCTACTCCTTTGACGCATACAACTACGGGCCGTTTTCCCGCAATGTCTATGACGACGCGGATGCGGCAATTGCAGCCGGGTTGGTGGAGCTTGACGCATCCTGGGGCCGAAGTCGGCGCACATATCACCTTACCGACGCCGGCAGGAGAGAGGCGGAGAAACTCGCGAAAGCCCTGCCACGCGAAGGGGTCGAGTATCTCGGTCAGGCCGTGCCTTGGGCTCAGAAGCTCTCGTTCAACGAACTGGTACGCGCCGTATACGAGGCATTCCCGGAGATGCGCAAGAACAGCGTCTTCCAGGACTAGAGATGACGCTCATCATCGGCATCCTGTGCGAGAATGGCGTCGTCCTCGCCGCCGATTCACAGGCGACAATGGGCAATGCGGGTGCGGGTCACACCGCAGCCCAGCGAACGGCCCACAAGCTCAGCATCCACCACGACAAGATGATTGTGGGCTTCGCAGGCTTCGTTGGGCTTTCCCAACGCCTCAAGCCGCTCATCGAAGGCGCCTGTAAGGACCAATTGCAGTTGAGAGGTGCCAAGCCCGAGACGATGGCGTCGAACATCAGGGAGAAGATCGTCCCCGTCTGCAAGGCAGAGCTTGAGATGTCCCAGGCAGTCTACAACCTAACGCACAATCAGGGTGTCGTAGGGTACGCGCTCCCCAACGCTTTGATCGCGATGCCCCTTCAAGACCAGCCGTGCCTGCTCCAGATACTCGAAACGTGTGCAGTAGAGTACGCATCCGCCGACTTGCCATTCGTCGCCATTGGCAGCGGCCAGCGCGATGCGGAGCCGTTCCTGGCCTTCATTCGTGACACTCTCTGGCCCGCCAAGAAACTCCCGTCTGTAGCTGACGCCCAATTCAGCGCCTTCTGGACCCTCAAGCATGTGATCGAAATCAACCCATCGGGTGGGATTGGGGGGAGTATCCAGATTGTGAGCCTGCTCAAGAACGGTGGCTGGAAGGCCGTTGAAATGACCCCCGGTGAACGCTTAGTCCATGAGAATGCCGTTGAGGGTGCCGGGCGCGCCCTCCAGGCTTGGCGCGCGGACTTCGGACAGACGCCCACCGGCCCAGCCCCCACGGCGCCACCCGTCTAGTCAAACTGTACCAGTGCCGAAGCGCCTGGCGTGCCCAAGGGCCTCGACTACCGGCGATAATTGTCGCCGTCACTTGTCGAAAGGCTTTGCAAACGCGCGGTGATGAGAGGGGGCCACGGAGATTAGGGCTGGCACAATTAAGTTTTCTGCCTCAGCTCCCCCACGTCCCCGGCTCCTCGCCCTCTCATCACCGCGCCCCGGTCCCCACGACGGGGCGCCCGCCTGTCCATACACCCGTATTGACAACCCCCACTCTTGACAGCCAACGCCCACTGTGTACGTTGGGGGACATGACTTTGTGCGCGCCAATCCCGTCGCCCCGCCCGTTCTCGTCTCGCAATCTCCAGCGCGAGGCCGAGTTGGTGGGACTCTATCAAAGCGGTTGCACCCTCCAAGAGATTGGGGACGCGGTGGGGCTCTCCCGCGAACGAGTGCGACAGATCGTCGCTCGCGCCGGATACACCGCACGCCACTACGGCAAGCATACATCGCTCGTGGACCCGCCCCCCGAACTGCTCAAGGCAACCGGGCTGACGACCGAGCGCCGCGTGACCCGGCGCCTCAACCGCAATTCCTGGCGCTTCCGACTCTGCGTATGGCTGATCCGGGACTTCATCTTCGAGCACGGCTACACCCCGACCGCCGGGGAAATCTTCACCTTGATACATCCCGACCGGACGACGCGAGACTACAGCGGGAAGGCCGTCGGCCTGCGCGGCTATCTCGACCCGCCCAAGGGAACCGTAGCGGCCCACTCTATGCCCTACCGCGACCTCACCCGGCGCCTCTGGGGCACGGCTGGTGTCCCCCAACCCCGCAGGGGCTATCAGGTGCGCGCATGAGCCGCTACCTCCTCGCCGCTGTCTCGGACACGCATTGCGGCTCCATTCTCGGCCTCTGCCCACCCGAAGGCGTCGAGTTTGATACCGGCGCCAAGTACCACCCCTCCAAGGTCCAACTCTGGCAGTGGGAGCGATGGGCCGAGTTTTGGGCACTCGCTAGACAGCGCGCTACGAAAGAACGCCGCAAGTTGATCGCCCTGTTTGTCGGCGACCTCACCGACGGCGACCACCACGGCACCAGTCAAATCGTATCCCGCAACCCTGAACATCAATCGTACATCGCGCATCGTGTCCTCGGCCACGTCAAAGAGACCGCCCAACCCCACCGCATCTACATCGTGCGGGGAACGGAAACGCACGTCGGCCCCGAAGGCGCGTCAGAAAACGCCCTCGCGCGCTCCGTGAACGCCGATCGGGGCGAGACCTCGCAGGAATGGTCTACGTGGCACCTACGGCTCAACGTCGGAGGCTGTCTGGTTGATGCACAGCATCACGGCCGGTCGGGTTCCCGCCCCTGGACTCGTGGCTCCGCGCTCCAAACCCTCTCCATGCAGATGTACATTGAGTGCCTGGAAGCCGGGGACCCGCTCCCCTCCCTCGCCATCCGCGCTGACCGGCACGTCTACGGCTACTCCGGCGTCGGGATGGGCGGCGTCCCCGTCTTGCAGCTCCCCGCGTGGCAACTCAAGACCGCCTTTGCGCATCGCGTGGCCCCCGAATCACGGGCCGCGATGGGGGGTGCGCTCGTGAGCATCGCGGACGGGCGCGTTGAATCTGTGGACCCCGTGACCTGGCGTCCCTCGCTTCCCGCTATCCGAGACCTGCCATGACCGAGTTAAGTATGGACGAGATGATGGCTGCCATCGCGGACGCCTGCCACGCCTCGCGTCAACTCCCGCCCTCCGACTCCGGCGTGACCCCGCTCGAATATGCCAAACACGAAGGCTGCGGCGAGCAGCGCGCTCGGCGCGAACTCACCGCGAGTGTCGAGGCGGGACGAGTCAAGATGGGCAAGCGGTGGTTCGTGGATCGCGCGGGACGCGTCGTGTCCGTCACCGTCTACCGCCCCGTATGATGCCGCGTAAAACCATTTCCCTCGGATGGCACACCGTTGGCCCGTACAAGGTGCGAGTGAACTATGATCCCAAACGCTCGGGTGGAGAGTTTACAACCCACTCGATAACAATTGGCGGAGCATCCAAGGACTGGCACTGCGTTGTTGCTATTGCGCTACATGAGGCATTGGAACACGCCTACGCTGACATTCAGGCCCGGTATGTTCCCTCTTACGATGCGGCCCATGCGTCGGACGGTTTTTTGTTCGTCGCCAATCACGACCAGTTTTCCGAGGCCGTTGCGCGAGCCGCACACTTTCTAGCCGACGTGCTCCCCGAGATATCGCGGGCCTGCAAGGCATGCAAGTGAGACGCAAGGCCAAAGTCCATTGGCGAGTGGGCGGGGAGCGGTTCGCCTGTCGCCCGAACGAGTGGACCGGCACGTTCCGACCCAACATCACAAATCTGCTCGAAGACGTGACATGCGCACGGTGCCGCCGTATATTGGAGTCGTGCGCGATCACTCCCAGTGGACCCCCTACGAAGACGAGCCGTTCCGTGAGGTGCCCGTGAAGCCGAAAGAATGGGACGTACTCCGGCTGGCTGTCGAGCAAGGTACTCGCTCCGGCTTCCATCGCATTGGCAAGCACGACCTCGGAAGCGGGCCCGAAGGCGAGGACGCCGTGGTCGAGGCCGTGCTATCCGCTATCAGCGAGTGGTTTGACTTCCCACCCTACGGAGAGAGCGCCGACGCATGAATACCACATGGCGTAAAACCCAGAGCGCAAGCGAGTATCGCCGCCTCTGCGCCCAACTCGACAAACGGTGGTCTCGCGGTGAGCGGAACCTGCCCGTCCTCCTCCCGCCCGGCACCCCCGACCCGCCACCGTGGGCCATAGACTTCTCGCGCCACGGCGAGGACGGACATCCCGAATGGATTTGCACGCACAACGTCGGGCATGGCGGGGTGCATACCTGCGACGGCTGCTGCCATGAGACATCCAACGTGCTCACCGTGTCCGCTGGAGACACAAAGAGCACCCCGGATATACCGTGCGCCTGACCGGCTGGCTCCTCGCGCTCGTCCTCGGCGTCACCCTGACCTACTCGGTCGTTGCCGGAAACAGCCGTGTTGCACATCTCGTGCAACAGGCCGATTCGCTCGCGGTGTCTATTAGAGACCTCAAGACGGTCGCTGACAGCCAGCGCACCGCCGATAGCATCAAACAAGATGCACTCCAGGCATATAATCGTATGTTACGAGCAAACAGACTTGATGCTATCGCACAAACGGACAGCGCGGTAGATTCACTCGCCAGATTCCCTTTAGGGAACGATCGCACCCAATTCGGGACTCCGAGCCCGTTTGATTCCCAAATGGGAATGCTGCGGGCATCCCTGACCGCCGAACGTCATGCCGCTACGCGCATTATCGTGTCGCAGGACTCCATGATCCAGTGGCTCGCGAGCCGGATGCGGTATTGGCGCGATACGGTTATGGTGGCGAAGGACGCGCAGCTCGCCATCGCCCAACGCTTGCTCCGGGAAGCGCTGTCCGCGCGCACCCCTCGCCTCTCCTGTGGCGTGAGCGCCACGGCGGGATACGGCCTGAGAGGGCCGGACGTGGTGGGGGGGTATGGATGTACGGTACGGGTGCGTTTGCCCTTCTGAGGGGCGCGTAGGACGCGATACCGACGCTGTGGGGGAGGGACGGCGACCTCACCAGGCCCATAACCTGGCCCAATGCGGGTTCGACCCCCGCCCCAGCTATGTCAGTATAGGTAGAACCGGCTTCTGACACCGTTGATCCGGGGGCGCGCCAACGGGGGCACGTCCAAAGAACGGGATGAACGCGCACCACAACCAAAAGTCCAGGCACCGTCCTACCCCTGACGACCTGGCCGGGGCAGACCGTCGTTTTTTGGGTGCGCGCCGTTTTGTGTAAGTCCTGTTCTCACCATGCCCGCAGCCCCCCGCAGTGTAGCTGCCCCGGATAATGGGGTAGCCAGAAAAGGTGTCGTGATACTGTCACGACAGAAGTGCCACACCTCCATCCACCGAACGGCCAGACACTGTCACGACACTGTCGTTGTAGTAGCTTTTGGCGTTGCCGCGTAACGACTTAGCATTTTCCGAAAACGCGAAAACTTCGGGGCTTGACGGGCGTTATCGGGTGCGTAGATTGGCGGTTAGCGTGTGGGGGTGCCACACAACCCGACAGGTGATGACTGAGAGCGGGCTGGGGCTGTGAACCCGCCGCCCCCACGCAGACGAAAGGTTGGATTGTGACGGATTCTGCGCGCACATCGTCCCGTCCCGCCGTCCCCCGGCCCCCCGCGCTGGCGGGCACCCCATGAGCGACTGCCGGATCCTCGTGGGGGATGTGCGCGCGACGCTCCCGACACTGGACACCCGGTCGGTGCGGTGCGTCGTGACGAGCCCGCCCTACTGGGGGCTCCGGGACTACGGCTGCGCGGGCCAGCTCGGGCTTGAGCGGACGCCGGAGGAGTACGTGGTTAACCTCGTCGCGGTGTTCCGCGAGGCGCGGCGGGTGCTGGCCGACGACGGCACGCTGTGGCTCAACCTCGGCGACTCCTACAGCGGTGACGGTCGCGGCGGCAATCCCGGAGACTCGCCGCACATCAAGCAAGCGAGCAACGAGGGCAGTCTCGGCGTGCGCGGCGTGAGGCGCTCGCCGAGGAAGGACAAAGACTTGGTTGGCATCCCGTGGATGGTGGCCTTCGCGCTCCAAGCCGACGGCTGGTATCTGCGCTCGGACATCATCTGGGCGAAGCCTAACGGGATGCCTGAGAGTGTCACGGATCGGCCGAGCGTATCGCATGAGCACGTCTTTCTGCTCAGTAAGTCGGGCACCTATTACTACGACAACGAGGCGATGAGGACGCCGCCCGCTCCCAGCACGGAGACGCGGCTGGCGCAGGACGTAGAGGCGCAGGCGGGGTCGGATCGTGGCAACGGTGGACGCAAGGGCAAGCCGATGAAGGCAGTAGGACGCAAGGCGCTTCCCGAGACACAGGCGCGGCTGGGCGCGCTCCGCGACAAGCAGCGGGGCCACTCGCGCCGACACCAGGGCTTCAACGAGCGGTGGGATGAGATGGAGCGGTCGGAACAGGTTGCCGGTGGGGCGCGGTTGCGCTCTGTCTGGTGGATCGCGCCGGCGCAGTATCGGGGCGCACACTTTGCCGTCATGCCAGAGAGGTTGGCGCGGCTGTGTATCCTCGGGGGCTCGGCCCCCGGGGACACGGTACTCGATCCGTTCGCGGGCTCCGGCACGGTCGGTGCGGTCGCCATTGGCCACGGCCGGCGCGCGGTCCTCTGCGAGCTGAACCCCGCGTATGCCGACCTTGCGGTGCAACGGGTCGGGCCGATGTACGCCGTGCTGGCGGGATCTCCCCGTGGCTGACCAGCGCGGCGGCGGCATCGCCTGGACCGAGCAGACCTGGAACCCCGTGCGCGGCTGCTCGAAGGTCTCCGAGGGCTGCCGGCACTGCTACGCCATGCACGTCGCGGCGCGGTTCTCCGGCGAGGGCGAGCCGTATCAGGGGCTCGCCACGCGCGATCCGGCGCGATGGACCGGCAAGGTCGAGCTGGTGGAGAAGCACCTGACCGATCCGCTCCGGTGGCGTCGGCCGCGCCGGGTGTTCGTGAACTCGATGAGCGACCTGTTCCATGAGGCGCTGCCGGACGAGGCGATTGACGGGGTGTTCGCGGTGATGGCGCTCGCGCCGCGGCACACGTTCCAGGTGCTCACGAAGCGGCCGTCGCGGATGCGGGATTACATGGCGGACCTGCCGGCGCGCAAGCTCGCGTGGGCTCGGGCGGCCGCGTTGCTCCTGCACGGCGAGACGGACCTTGCGGCGGCGCCACGGTGGGCCGACAACGAGCCGCTGCCGAACGTCTGGCTGGGCACGTCGGTTGAGGACCAGCGCGCGGCGGACGAGCGCATCCCGCTCCTCCTGGAGACCCCGGCGGCGGTGCGATTCCTGAGCGTCGAGCCTCTGCTGGGTCCGGTACGGTTTCCGCTGCCTTGTACGGGGTCGGTGTTCTGGGGCGGGCTTCACTGGGTCATCGTCGGCGGCGAGAGCGGCCCCAACGCGCGGCCGTGCGACGTGGCGTGGCTTCGCGACATCGTGCGCCAATGCCGCGATGCCGCCGTGCCGGTGTTCACGAAGCAGATGGGCTCCAACTGCTACGTAGACACCCGACAGAACAAGACGCTCCCCGGCTGGCGTCGCGCCTTCCGGGACCGGAAGGGCTCCGACCCGGCGGAGTGGCCCGAAGACCTGCGGGTGCGCGAGTGGCCCCGTGGTTGAGCCCACCGGGAGCCCCGCGTGAGAGTCCTCGTCGCCTGCGAGTTTTCGGGCATCGTGCGCGATGCGTTCCGGGCGCGGGGTCATGATGCGTGGTCGTGCGACCTGCTGCCGTGCGAGCGACCGGGGCCACACATCCGAGGCGACATCCTGCGCTACGTCGTCTACGGCGGCGGGCCGTCCGCAACCCCGGTGCTGTACGACCGATGGGACCTGATGGTCGCCTTCCCGCCCTGCACGCACCTGGCCGTCAGCGGGGCGCGGTGGTTCAAGGACAAGGCGCGCGAGCAGGCCGAGGCGCTGGCGTTCGTGCGCGCCCTGATGGACGCGCCGGTCCCGCGCATCGCCATCGAGAACCCGGTCGGGGTCATCAGCACGCGCCTCCGCAAGCCGGACCAGATCATCCAGCCCTGGCAGTTCGGCCACGGCGAAGTCAAGGCGACGTGCCTGTGGCTCAAGGGACTGCCGAAGTTGACGCCGACGAACGTTGTCGAGGGTCGCACGGCGCGAGTGCATCGCGAGCCCCCCGGCCCGGATCGCTGGAAGAACCGCTCACGCACCTATCAAGGCATCGCGGACGCAATGGCGGAGCAGTGGGGACCCCTGTTGCCCGCCCCTGGCGGGGAGGACGGACACCATGACGGAACGAGTTGAGACCGCGACGCGTCTGAAGTTCAAGACGGACTTCCCGTCTTTCGCTGCACTGGGAGGCTTCGACGCGGTGCGCGAGTACGTCGTCACGATCCGCGCCGAAGGCTTCAAGACGGAGCGCGCGGCACGGGAGCGCGCCGACGAGGTGGCGGCGGCCCTTGAGGCGCAGGGGCATCACAACTTCGTCCCCCGGAGCGCACCATGACGAAGCAGGACGCGCGTTGCCCAGAAGCTGAGGCGTGGGACTGGCTCGCCGCCGCGTTCTGGTGGCGCGCGCATCACCTCGAAGAAGGCATCCGTATCGAGGACGACCGTGCGATAGTGAGACGCGGCATTTGTTGGGCCATCGGCTACAGCCCTAATGTGGACGAGTCATGGGGAAAGGGACACCTAGTCAGGCGTGGCCATCTCTCACCCCAACTCGCGCGGACAATGGTTCTTCGACTCGGACACAATAGCTGGCCGGAGGACGCAGAGGGCTACGGAGAGCGCACAGTGTTCTGCCAGCGGATGGCGGTCCTCGCACGCAAGGAGACCCGATGACGCACTGGCAGCTAGCGGAGACGGGCAGCAGCGCGCCCCCGGTCTCGTGGGGTGACGCACTCACCGGAGGGGCGGCACGATGAACGCGACGCGGTACTTCGTGGGTCGCGAGATCACGCCGGAGCGGCTGGCGGCAGCGGTCGAGGCGCTGATCGCGTCGCCCCAGTGCGAGAAGCACGGGTACTGGAATGCCATGTGCTCCAAGTGCAACGAACTCGGACTTTGGGCGGCCCCGCGGGTGCTCGCCGGAGAGGAGACTGCGTGAACGACGACCTGGGCTCGGTGCCAGCGGAGCTGGCGTGCTACTTCGGGTGGTGCGACGCCTTGGCGGCGATCGAAGCAAAGGCGCGCGAAGAGGGCGTGGAGCCGGGGGAAGCAGGGTTGAGAGGAGCGGAAGGATGAGCCAGACCGTCACTTGCCCCGACTGTGGCAAGCCAACCGAGATTCCGGCCTATCCGGGCGACGGCGCGTTCCAGACATGCGGATGCCCGACCGGGGAGCGGCTAGCCCGTGGCTAGCGCCTTCGAGGCGGCCGTCCGCGCCATGCGGCGAGCGGACGCCGGATCTGTACGCCGAGATGATGGCGGTCGAATGACCACTGACGATCTGGGTTCGGTGCGGGCGGAGCTGGCGCGGGTGCGCGCGCTCGCCAGAGAGGAGACAGCATGAACGAGGATTACGCTAGGCGCTATGCGGCGGCGGAATGCTAGTCCTCCGTTCCTCGGCAATTCACGGCATCGGCGTTTTCAGTACGTCGGACCTGCGTCGGGGTATGCGAATCCGTCTCTTTGCTGAGGGCGACTATCGAGCGGTGCGGCGTGCGCCGAGGGGCCAACGTTGGCACTACGCCGTGTATGATCACGGGAGATATTGGGTTCCCCGACGCACACTCTGCCCCTCGCTGGGATGGTACTTGAACCATTCTGCTACACCGAACGTCACAGCGTCGGGGCGCGTCTTGCGGTTTGTGCGAGCGGGCCAAGAGCTGCTCATCAATTACTCCACACTCACACGGAAGAACAGATGAAGAAGCCGGCTGGAGCGACTACTTGGCAGTGTCCCGCGGGCGCCGACGCCACCGCTGGAGGGCTTGGCGACGCGCTGGACCTGTTCACTCGGGTGGCATCGCTGGAGGCGGAGCTGGCGCGGCTACAAGAATGGCGCGACGACATAGAGCGCGTCACGGCCTACCAGCAACGAGTCGCCAACGACGGGCGGATGCGGCTGGAGGCGGAGCTGGCGCGGGTGCGGGCGCTCGCCGCCGCCACGGCACGGGGATGGCTCGCCCGTGGTGGTATGGCGTTTGAGGACATGGACCGGGTTACTAGGGCTCTTGCGGCGGTGGAGTCTGGGGAGCCGCCGACAGCGGCGCAGGTGGAGGCCCCGGTGTCTCACGGGATGCCGGACAGTGTTCCCCCCTCCCCTGCGTCCGCGCCGGAGGAAGCGAAGATGGAGATGTGCGCGAGCTGTGCGGGCACCGGAGAAGACGTGAACGATCGGAGCACCTGCCGTCGCTGCGGCGGATGTGGCGAGGTCTGCCCGCCCGCGCCGTCGTCCGGGGCGGTCCCGCCGGGAGAGGCCGCACGGCTGGTCTTGCGGGCCGTCGAAGAGGCGCTACAGGGATGGGCGTCGGATGCAACGACGGCGGCATGTGCGGCAGGCGACGTACTCGCCGTACTGAGACACCGGAACCTGTTGCGCGCCCCCGCGCCCCGACTTTCCAAGGAGGATGCGATGCGGTTTGACGACCTCGCGGCGGCCATCGGTGCCGAGTTCCATGACGGGATGTGGTTCATGCCGTTCTACGTCGCGGGGGAGCCCCCGACGATGATGCCTGTCGCGGACTGGATCGCGGCCCGACAGCGTGCCGCCGAAGCCATCGCCTCGTCCCCCGCGCCCCGCCTGCCCACCGAACCGAGCGAGGACGAGGTGGCCCGCGTGATAGATCGCGCAGAGTTTGGACCGGACATCGACGAGTCGCTCGTCAGCCCGTTCGCGCGCAACATCGCTCGTGCGGTGCTCGCGCGCTGGTCACTCACCCCGAAGGAGACGCCGAGCCAGACGTTCGGCAGCGGCCAGCCGGACCCGTCGAGCGCGGTGTTCCGCTCCGCGAACGTCGGCACCAGGGCAGCCATGCGCCCCGGCCGCTTCGTGAGCACCTGGAACGTGTGTCGCCCTGCCATCGCCATGACGGTGAACACCTTGCGGATCACCTCATCGGGCAGCGCCTCGTGGAACAGGTCGCTCATCGAGTTCACGAACACCATCCTGCTCGAAGAAGTTGAGGAGCTGTGGGACGCCATCAAGACGGACGCTGCACAGGAGGAGGTTCTTGCAGAGCTACGTCAAGTGGTGGCGATGTGTGTGCGGTACGTCGACACCGGTGACCGCTACCGTGGTATGCACCCCGCTGTTCCTGCGCGGGGGACGCCCCAGGACGGAGGGAGCCGATGAGCACGTGCGGGTGCGGGACCTATGGCTATGACCCGGACTACGACGGTGATGCGGCGACCATCTGGCGCGAGGCGCGCGTGGGGCGCACGAAGGTCGTCCACGCCTGCGTCGAGTGCGGCAACCCCATCCCTACGGGATCGCGCTGTTGCCGAGTGACGGCGCTGGCTGACGGCCAATGGATGACGCTGTATCGGTGCGCGGCGTGTGCCGCCATCGCCGAGCTGGCGGCCGACATCCTCAAGTTCTGCTTCGCGCTGCTGTTGGCAGCGTGTACGGTGGCCTTCGTTACTGGCGGCCTGATGGTCATGGACAGCGCGGGACGGGACGAGGAGATCGCGGGGCGTCGGACGATGTGCGCGCAACTGCTCCGCGACGCGACCGCCTCCGACTCGCTCCGCATCGCCCGCGATATCGCCTGTGACATCCGGGGGAGCCGATGAGCCGCACGCCGAAGGCACCGAAGCCGTGGACGGGATGGGCGGTGATTGACGAGGCGCATCCCGACCAAGAACCCTTTGGGGACGAGGACAATCGCCTCTTCGTCTTCACTAGCCGCCCCGACGCGGAACGGGCATTGTGGTGCGGCTTCGGTGACCGCATCATCCGGGTAGAGGTGCGACCGCTGCCCCGCACGAAAGGGAAGGTGCGCAAGTGAGCGCGCCGCGTCCGCTGTCCGAGGAGGAGCGGGCTGAGGTAGAGCGCCGCATCGGGTGGGGACCAATCAGGTCATGGGCTTACCGGGAGGTGTGGGATATCGTGGCCGACTTGGTGCGTCGCTGCGGGGACGCCGAAGCGTCGAACGAGTGGTATCGTCGCTCGACGCACGCGGGCTTGGTCGCGATGGCAGAGAACCTACCGCGCTGGATTCGGCAGGAAATCAGTCACCGGAAACTGTGCGAACTCGCGGGACTCCCGCCCGAGGCGTTGCGTGAGGCCGAGCGGGCGATGACGGAGATGGAGGATGCGCACAGGGACCTCGAAGCCGCCGAGGAGGAGCAGCCAGAGGGGCCGACCGCCGCAGACTGGCGCGAGGCGCGGGGCGACCTCCAGTGCCACGAGGACCGCGAGGCGAGCGCCCACACCACACGGGAGGACTGACCTGCTCTATCCGGCGGCTGTTGGGAAGAGGGACCATGAGTGACGGGGTATTCTGGGTGGCGTTCGATCCGGACCCAGCGAGGTGCGGTCCCCGGGGATGGGGTGAGCGGCTACCGTCCTCGGGCGACTTCATACTGCGGCACTGCCCCGGCTATCGGGTGGAGGCGCTTGACCATGACGAATGGCGCGCGCTGATGGATTCCGACGAACCGTCGAGGTGGATCGCCGAGAGATTCGGACTCCGCTACGAGAAGTTCATCGAGCCAGAGGGCGGCGCGATGCCGAACGTTGTGGAGATACTTGCCGAGCCGCGTGCGTGTGGCTTCGACCAGCCATGCGCCTTCGGCCATCGCGTCGAGGAGCACGCCGTCTACTGCCACAACGAGCAATGGGTTGATGCTCCGAGAAAGTGCCGCCGGACGTGGTACACGGGCGGCAAGCGACGCGACGAGGACTGTCCGGGCTTCGAGCCGAACCCGAGAAGCGTTGGGGGGAGGGACGGCGGGTGAGCCGCAAACTGATGCTTGACAGCGTTAACCGAACACCCCATTATGGGCACGACGAACCCGAGGAGGATGATGTGCGCGCAGAATCGGACGATACCTGCCCCCGGTGCGGGGCCGTCGGGACGCGCAACAACCTCGAACCCTTCTGCCGGTCCCCGGAGTGCATGGGCGACCTGGCCGATATCGCCCACGACATGCTCGGAGACCGCTGACATGGCTGACCGCGAAGAACTGCCCGTACTCGAACTCGCCCCGAACGTCCCGGTGATTGTGAAGCCGTGGCGGGCCAAGGGGGTCACGACGAAGTACGGCCCCAAGCTCATCCTCACCGTCAAGGAGGGGGACGCGCAGAGCATCGTCTGGCTTCCCTTGGACCTCGTCAACGACCTCAAGACGCTCGGCGTCGTGGAGATCGGCAAGTGGGACGACGGGAACCCCAAGTACACCGTGCTCAAGGGTGCCCCGGACATCGTCATCACGAAGGTCCATGAAGCCGGGGAGAAGAACGCGCACATCGAAGTCGCGCTGCCCGGCGAGGACGGGGGGCCGGAGAAGCCCGCCAAGGCCCCTGCCCGCCCCGTGGAGCCTCGACCGACCCCGACCGGGACACCCGCCCCGGACGTGATGGGCGGGTGTGTCACGGAGGCGATCACGCAGGCGCAGCGCATCGCGGTCGGGCTCGGCATCGAAAACCTCCTGTTCCATGACCCGCTGGTCGCGGCGGCGGTGGTGGAGGCGGCGAAGTCCCTCGCCTCGACGTTGTACATCCAGAGGGCGCGATGAGCCGGACCCATGTGGTCGGGGTGCGGGTGGACGATGACACCTACGCCAAGCTCCTCGCCTCCGCCCAGGCGACCGGGGACGAGAAGGTGAAGGTGTCCACCGTCGCGCACCAGCTCCTCATGGAACGCATCGCCGAACTGGATGCCATCGGCGAGGAACCGAACACATGACGGACGAGCGTTCGCTGGCCCGATGCGTCGGATTCGACGTGGCAATCGAGGATCATGGCATCCTGGTCCTGCTCGGTCATTTCGAGTACGAGGACGGAGGATGTCAGGGGCTGGGGTACAGCATAGACGCCTCGTTCCTCTATCGTTTCTTGGCCGTTTTTGGCGACTGTCCGCTGCGTAAGGTTGAGGGACGGTCGTGTTGGGTCTCCCACGACGATTCCCGTATCACGCGCATTGAACCCTTACACAAGAAAGACGGGGCGGTGTTTGACCTCGATACGTGGAAGGGGTTTGTCAAGCAGCTAGGGTTGCCATCGCCCTACGAAATGCGGACGGGGAAGAAGCCATGACGGACGAGGTGCGCGCAGGAGAGGGGCAACCCGAGCCGGTCGTGTCCGGTGCCGGGGAGTCGCACACGCCCTCTTCTGCGCCCCTCGTCTGTGTGGTATGCCTCGCCGAAGGGTTGCCCGAGGCTGTGGCGGAGATCAACGACTGTGAAGCCGTTTACTCTACGGAAGACGGTGAGCCGGTCTGCGAAGCACACGGTTTTGAACGCAGTCTCACCGCGATGCGGAGCGCACGATGACCGAAGACGAGAAGATGGCGGACGGCTTCCTCGCCCTAGTGTTGTTCATCCCCGCCGTCGTGTGGGGCGGGTTCGTGATGATGAAACTCTGGAACTGGTTCGTCGCGCCCCTCGGCGTCACCACGCTCACGCTGTGGTGGGCGGTCGGGCTCGATGTCCTCGTGTCCTTCGTGGTCTTCAAGACCCCAGACCGCGAGGTGCCGGAGGCCGAGCGAGCACACGTAACGGGCCGGTTCATTATAGGCGCGCTCGCAGGTGCCCTGTGTCTCGGCATCGGCGCAATCGCTCACGCCCTAGCATGGTAGCACGATGATTTCTCTTGAGTTGCCGGTCCCGCCGAGCGCGAACCGTATATGGCGCGTGGGCCGAGGGCGCACGTATCTCAGTCCCGAGTACCGGCTGTGGCTCAAGAAGGCGCGTATCCTCATTCGGAACCAGTACCGGGGGAAGCCCCTGACGGGTGAAGTGTTCGTCAACATCGCGTGGTTCCGCCGTGCGCGACGTGGCGACCTCGACAACAAGGCGAAGCCCATCCTTGATGCGCTCAAGGGACTGGCCTACGCCGATGACCGACAGGTCGCGCGACTCTGGCTTCAGCGCGTCAACGTGGGGCGCACGCACCCCGAAAACGTTCAAGTGGACGTGGACAGCGAATGACCACCTACACCATCGAAGTCTGGGACCGAGGGCGTCGGGTGGCGACGTGCAAGATGGCGGGCACGCGCAACGCCATCGTGAGCCAGATGCGCGCCATCTACGGGGCCTCGGTGCGCGTCACCTTCATGGAGGTCAAGCGATGACCGGCCCTGCCAATTTCGACCAGCACGTCGAGGACAACGACGCGGTGGCCGTGACGGAGGCGATGGAGGACGTGCGGAAGGCGGCGCTGGTCTATGCGCGCAAGTTGGAAGAGTACAAGCGTGCCGTGGCCTATGCAGAACTGAACGCCGCCCTGAACGGGAGCGAGGGATGAGCGCCGAGATGCACGGCCTCGAATGGCGGCCGACGTACTGCCCGGATTGCGGCGCGCTCAAAACTTCACCGACGTGCGACGCCTGCCCCCAGCCCCCGGCCTACTGCCCGGTCTGCGGGAACGCCTTGAACATCTTCGGCGGATGCCCGATCTCGTGGGCGCACACGGCCCCGGACGAGTTGCCGCTGTGACACGCATCTGCGTGAAGTGCAAGGCCGAAGTGACGAGCTACTACATCGTGAAGGGCAAGGGCGTGCTGTGTACCTCCTGTAAAGGCGGGGTGCGGGTGCCGGTTACCACTCACCGTAAGGAGGAGCGCTTTCCACCGAGGGATAAGACGCGAACCACCCCGACACCCAAGGGCCACCCCGCCCGGAGGACGCCGTGAAGCGCTGCTCGTTGAAGGCGCGCACCCCGCTGAAGCGCAAGACCCCGCTCAAGGCCAAGGGGAAGGAACGGTTTCCGAAGAAGATCAATCGGCCGTTGCGCGTGGTTATCCGAGGACTGTGGTGTGTGGTGCCGACCCATTCGACCCGTCCGACGCCCTGCGGGTTCTACGCAGAACGCCCCGGGATCGAGGCGTGCCACCTCGAACCCAAGGCGCGAGGCAAGGGCGACGACTACCAGTTGTTCCCTGCCTGTCCGCGACATCACGACGAGCAAGAAGGTCGCACCGCAGAGTTCGAGGCGAAATACGGTCTCGACCTCACCCAACTGGCGCACGACTACACCCAAGCGCACCACCTCAATTGAACCGACAGACTGAGCACATGCGGCGCAAGCGGGGAACCGTCGTGGACCGGACGTGCCGCGTCTGCGGCGACCCGTTCGTGCTCGGCGCGCACCATCACCTCCACAAGTTCTGCGGGCCGGACTATCGGCGTGAGGCGAACCGTCAAGTGATGCGCCGGATACGGGCACGATGAAGGACCGTCAACTGGAACCCGCGACCGTCGTGACATGGCTCGTCGCGGCATTCATCATGGGCTATCTCCTGGGAGTGCTGACGTGAAGGTGCGCACAGGATTGTCCCTCACCGGCTGGGCCGTGGTCGGGTTTGTGGCCGGCCTCCTCTTTGGGAGTCTGTTCTGATGACACCTACAATTTTTGGCACGCACGACGACAACACACTTGCCCAACTAGCTGATGTCGCGAGCCTCGACGCGCTTGAGACAAAGTGTTCAGGGGGATACGCGGAGGAAATGGCACCCCTCTTCGCGGCGGTGCGTGCCGCGCTGACCGAATAACGCGATGACCCTTGGCGAGCTGTACGGTGCGCTCAAGCCCTTGTGCTATCCCCGAGGGCTTCCTGACCGGGTGATGCAGTCGCGCGACATCAGCGTGCTCAAGCGCTTCCTCAAGGGCTACACCCCGGAGGAGATCGTGATGATGTGCGCAACGTTGCGCGCCCAAGCCGATGACGGCGAGTGCGACTGGATACCGAAGGGTGCCAACTTCTCCTGTCGCGTCATTGTGAAATACGCGCCGCTGCTGTTAGCGGAGAGCCGCAAGCTGCGTGTCAAACGGGCCGAGCCCACGGGACCGATCAGCCTCGCCTCACTCTTGGGAGAATTCGGCGCATGACCTTCTACCAAGGGTTTTGCGAGAACTGCAAACGCCCGTTCACCTACGTCAAGGACAACCCCGGTGGGAAGGAACGGACGTACTGCTCGTCACAGTGCAAACGATCAGTCGCCAATGCGCGCCGGAGACAGACGCGCCAACTCCGAGGTCGGGGCGGTATATTGGCCTCGGGGCCGCTCGTCCCCGACCGTCCCTGTGTCTGTTCCTGTGGAGCGGCGTTGGTGGCCGTGGGGTTAGACTGGATGGGGCGCACGGTGGAGATGTGCGCGCATGGCCACGAGGCCCTGACCGCCATCCGGAGGAGCGCATGATCCAGCCTCTCGGCAATCGCATTCTCTGCCGCGCCGTCGAAGCCGAGGATCACTACCCCGGCTCCCCTATCGTTCTCACCCCTGATCGGGTAGCGCTGGAAATGAAACAGCACGCGGAAGTCGTCGCTGCGGGACCGGGTACGCGGGACGAGGAGGCCGAGTGCTTCGTCCCCGTAGACCCGCGCCTCAAGCCCGGCGCCTGGATTCTGCACGCCGACTTCGCCCGCGTGTACCTGAACGACGAGAAGGAGTTTTTCCTGACCGAAGCGGACATCGTCGCCATCTTGGAGGAAGCATGACCGGACAGGGCTACCGGAGCGCGTGGGGGAACGCCCCGCAGAAGCCCGAACTCCCGGAACCCGCCCCTCCGCCCGTTTCGGTATCTGTTCGGGCGCCAGAACGCCCCGTAGCGCGAAATCGGCCTACAGGGGAGACGCTTGCACAGCAGATTGCTCAAGCCCTGGTGGACGAGTGCGAGGGCATGGAGTTAACGCTGGTAGAGTTCGCGGCGTTAACCGGAGTGGGGTTGAGTTCGGTGCGCGCCCATCGGTACGGGCAGGGGTTGAGGGTAGACACGTTGCAGAAGTACGCCGAGGCACTGAAGTGGCACATCGTCATCACGGACGAAACCGACCGCGAGATTGCGAGGGTGTGATGGACTACAACGACAAGCTGGCCATCATGGCGGCGATTGTGCTTTCCGCGCGTATGGCACGCGGGAACACGGTGAACAGCAAGGAAATCGTAGAGGCAGTGCGCGTTGCACGCAAACTGTGCAACGAGGTTGAGACGGCTAGTCCCGAGTCCTAGCTGCGCGCACCATCGCTCGCAGTGCGGGTATCCGCTGGCGGAGCCAGCCCTGCTGCTCGCGGGGAACCTCGCCATACTGGCCTTGCGGTACATCAGCCCCCGGCCCTTCCATAAGGCGATGGTATTCGGCCTCGCGTAGTGCCAGGTAGGCGTCCGGATCGCCGTTGCTCTCTCGCAGAAGTCGGCGCGCTACGCCTGGCCCATGATTGACGGCGGTATCGAAATGCAGTACGTCGAGTCCGGGGGGCAAGCGGTCGGCACCCGCCGCATTCCAGATGTCCGCATAGACCGCGCGGTAGTAATCTGCCATCCGGTAGTTGCGTAACCGTCGCGCCCGCGGGTCGGTGCGCCCCCGTTCGCCTAAGACATCAATCGCGGACAGCATCCGCCGCGCCACGTCGGGATTCCGGCGCTCGAATTCCCGCTGGGCCGGAGGATCAATCCCAACATCCCCTTCGCCGCTCACATATAGAGCCCCACCGGGCTTCTGCCGGTGGCCGGGTGAGAGTTCTTGACCAAGCACAAATTGGAGCGCTTCATGGAAGCGTGGGCCGCGCGCTTCGATGGGAGGTTGGAGGCCGAGAACGTCAAGCAATCCAGCCACGGAGCCCGTCGTGAGTGGACCTCGCCTGACGGATGTGCGATCAGCGGGAACCTGCGGCGGAATGGACAGAAACGGCAGCGTCATCAGTCGCGCACGGTGGCGCCGCGCTTCACAAGGTCGGGGCGTATCTGGTTCCAAATCGTGTCTACGCCCTTCCCCATACGAGACTGGCCATCCGAACAGTAGCCGTGCGGTGTGGCGCAGCGTCGAACCTCCATCCCCTCCATCCGCGTGTCGGGATGGTGCGCCATCCACTTGCGAATTCCTCGGACGACTGACGTGCCCTCAATCACCATGTCCCCCGGTTCGTTCATCCAGCGTGCAACTTCCGCCGAGTCCTCGCCCCAGGATTTCTCCCCCACGAGCTGATCCGCCCGTCGGACGGGAAGCCCGAGGGTATCCGCCAGTGTGGACTTGCCGGTCTTGGGACCACCGACAATCAGAATCTTCTTCACTGGCCGAAAATCCGCACCCGCCACGCAGGGTTCACCGCATACAACTGGTTGAGGGCGAGGCGTCGCTGGGCCTGCGGCAGTTGACGCACCAGCGCCGTCAGTTCCGACACCGCCGCATCGGTCGGTTCGCTCTGCGCGAGCCGCATGAGCGCCATCGAAGCGTCCTCAGCAGGCTGGATGACGGCCTGCTGCGCAAACCCCGCCCCGTGGCGTGCGGCAGCGGCGGCCTGCGCCTCGTCGCCCGTTGCGGCGAACACCTGTCCGTAGGCCGCACGAGCGGCCTCACGCGGGTCGGCACCCGGCATCGCGCCCGGCGTCCCACGCTGGGTCGAAGGCGCCTGCACGAACGTCGGGGCTTCAACCGGAGCCGTGGAAACCGGCGTAGCCCGCTGGGCTTGCAACCCCGCGCGTCCCTCCACAAGCGCCGCATCCACCTCGGAGGAAGTGATCCCCGGCTCGGGGCGGATGGCCGTGGACGGTGCGGCTCCACCACCGTAGAGCGGACTCCCCACGGTCTGGCGGGCGCGCTGCACGGCGATCTCGATGTCCTCGGGCGACATGCGCATCCGCGCCAGTCCAGCCCGGAACCGCTGTTCGACCCCCGTCGCTCCGGTCGTGCTCCCGGCCCGTCGCGCTTCCGCCTCGGCCCGACGGAGTGCCAGCAGGAATGCACGGTCTTCCTTCATCGTCCGGTCGAGCGGGATGTCGGTACGACGGGCCTGGGCAACAGCCGTTCTGGCTTCGGTCTGCGCGGCTCGCTGGCCGACTTCCCCGACTCGAATGGTCGAGAGTTGCGCCTGATTCTGAGCACTCACGATGCGCGCCGGAGCGGTCTCTTCCGCTATCTGCGTCTGCACCTCCGCCTGACGAGCCCGGGCGGCGTGGAACCGTGCGGACTCCTCGGCCTGTGCCGGGGCGAACCGACTTGCCGCCGCACGGTTTCCGAGTTCGATGTCCTTCGCGATGCTGCGAGCGCGCAGGCGACGCACGACGTTGGTCGCGCCTACACCGCCGACACCGAGACCGAATCCCACGGCACCTTGTCCGAGCGCGCTCCGGCCACGTTCGCCGAGTGTCCCTTCGCCCGCCAGACCACGCAGCACACCCTCACCACCCCCGATTGTGCCTCCGGCCAGCATGGCGCCTGTCCGCGCACCAGAACCCGCCAGCGTTCCACCCGCTGCTATCCGCGCGGCAAGACCCGGGAAGGCCCCCGCGCTGGCGACACCGAGTCCCACCGCCCCGGTCATATCCCCAAGAAACGAGGCCACGGGTTGAGCGGCATACAACTCCTCGCGCCCAGCTTGATACCGCGCCTGCGCCTGACCCGGAGAAAGTCCACCGGGGAGCACAGCGCCGATGGCGGCGAGTTCGTCGCCAAGCCCCAGCGAAGCGCCGTGGAGAACGTTGGCGGCATATGCCTGTGCGGGGCCAGCGCGTTCGGCGCCGATCTGCTCGCGTATGTTCTGTCGTTCCATCTCGTTCGCCAGATTCATCCGTGCGCCGACCGACGCCGCGTGACGGCGGAGCACAAACTGTGCGTCCTCTAGTTGCTCGCGGGCCTCCGCGTCGTTCGCGTTGGTCCGGAGGGCGGCTTGTGCATTGCGTGCCGCCTGACGCCACAGCTCGATGTCGCCGAACTCGGGATCGGTCGCACCGCTAATGGGTTGGACGGGCGGCGTCATGGCGTGAACCTCGGATTCAGACGGGGAACACGACTCCCTACGCCCGGCACGGCAATCGGCCGACCCGCCGCATTGGTTGCTCCCTCTCCGCCATACCGCAGACGATTCAGTTCGCGTCCCATCTCTGCCGCCGCGTCATCCGCCCCAGAAGCCCGGAGACGCTGCATGATGTTCTGGGCCAGCTCTTCCTCTGAGATGCCACGCTGGCGCGATTCGACCAGTTCGGCCGTCACCGCCCGACGCCGTTCGGTGTAACTTCGGATAACCTCGGGATTGCTCTCTCCAGGTGGCGGGAAGAAGGCGCGCATCACGCTGTTGAACATCGGCACCGACATCCGGAATCCGGGCAGGTTCGGGATATAGTTGTGAACCCATTGCTCCGCGAATCCGCGATACCGTGTCTGCTCATTCGTGCGTCCGACATTTTCCGCTGCCGCCGCGCCTTCATCGCCCGCCGCCAGTCGCCCGGCTCGCATCGCCACGCCCCGAAGCAGGACGCCAGTCCACGGCCGCACTGCCGCGTTGGGGTTCTCGCGCTCCATAGCCTCCAAGCCCGCCACCGCATCTACCAGCGATCCGGTATTGCCCAGTCGGAGGCGGTTGGGGTCGTTGTAGCGGTCGCCACTCGCCCCACCACCGCTCGGAAGATTGATGTTCTCCGTGCCCGGGTCGAATACCAGCCCACCAGACGAAACGCCAAGGCGCGGGGCCACCAGCCTCGAACCGGACTGGCCAGTCCGGGATTCGCCCTGCGCTTCACGAAGCTCGCCAACGAGGTCCACCGGAGGACGCACATTAGCCGCCTGCACTTCGGGGCTCACACCCGCCGTGAACTGCTTGTTGGCACCCGCGAGCGCGAGCCGCTGCGTCAGCGCCTCGCCGGGAGCAACCTGCCGCCGGATAGACTCGGGGATGGACTGCGACAGCCGATACACTTCCGCCTGCCGCTTGGACAGAACGTCGGCGACACGCTGGGCGCGACGCGCCTCGTCCTGCCGAAGAGTCAGGGTTGCACGAGCGACCTCAAGATTCGCCTGTTGCATCTGTGCGGACAGTGCCCGGTCGGCCTCCGCCAGTTGCAGATAACGTTCGGCCCGACGGTCTCGTGTAGCCGCCATGCGCCGTTCGTCGTCCGCCGCCATGCGCGCATCACGCTGGGCGCGAATAGCCCCAAGCACGTCCGCGAGTTGCTGAAGCGGAGCGGGCTGCTGAATCAGTTGGTAGCTCATTTACAGCCCTGGCGACACGGGAAGACCGGCAAACCCACTCCCGCCGCCGAGTCCCGGAATACCCATTCCGGCAATGGCCTGCGCCCCACCCAGTAGGTCCTCCCACGGCGACGCACCCTGCGTGAACGGCCCGCCGAACATCGGCCCCATCACGGGACCCAGCAACGCCATGATGGCCTGCAACTGCCGGTTGCGGCCCTGCTCCAGCGTCTGTTGGGCGAGGACGTTGTAATCGTTCAGGGAGCGCTGGGTGAACTGGCCCTGCGTGTAAGCGTTCGCCGTCGAGAATCGGCCAGGACTGGAGGCGTTGATCTGCGACAAACCGTAGTCGAGGTTGTCCCGATACTGCGCCGAGAGCGGGCCGAGATTGGCGCCGGGGTTACCGATCAATCCCAGAAGTTCGCCCATTACCCCGAGCGAGTTATTGGGCGAGCCGCCACGCTGCAATTCACGCAGATATTGCGCATAGGGATTTCCGGTTGGCGTTGCCCCACCGAACAATCCTTGGATTATGGCGTTGCGGCCTCCGGCGAGGTCTTGGGGGACGGCTTGCTGGGGATCGGGTCGGCTGAAGAGGAAGGACATGTATCCTCACGCACGAAGTTGGCGAACTCGTCGCGGGTCGTGGAGAGGAGTAGTACGTCGCGCCACTGGCCGTCTTTGTAGAGCGCCTGGTACCGACGACTCCCCCATTCCGCTTCCCGTGGCGAAGGGGTGATGGTCAGCCAACGACGGCTCTTGATGTGCCCGTGTTCGATAGCGCGACGCTGACGAATAGTACGCAATTCGGCCTCAAACCGGAAGCCCAACTTCTTGCGCGCGAAATCCACCAAGGCGAACGAGGTTTCGGGAAGGTTCGTACTTAGACGGTGCAAGTCCCATCGCTGGAACGCCCAATCCATGCTGCGCAAGAGGAGCGAGCGCTTCCCCAGGAGGTTGCGGAGTTTCCCGTCGAAGAACACGGGATGGAACTGTGCATCTACCTGCGGGACAATGTGCGTGAACCCGATGAGCCCGCAGAGTTCCGGAGAACCGTCCACGCGCCAGACCTCAAAGATGAAGGCATTCGGCGGGTCCGCGTAGTGCCCGGCGAGGACCGACAGGGCGACTTCCCGCCGTCCTTTCTGGAAATCCGACCACTCGGTCTCGTGTTCCACAAGCCGATCAAGGATGTATTCCAGTTTGGAGGGGTCGAGATGCACCCCCAACGGCACTGCCTTGAACACGCCACCGTCAATCATTTAACCACGATTCCCAGTCCGCCTGCGAGATGAAGGCGAGGAAGGTCAAGCACGACCCCGCCGTATTCCTTGAACACGTCGCCCAACCCGAAATGCCCGACCACGTCATGGCCACAGACGATCCCGCCGGGCCGGAGAATCTTGAGCGCCAGCCGAATCTCCTCGCGCACATGCGCAGCGGTATGGTCGTCATCCAGAAAGATGAAATCCACCACACCCATATCCATCCCGGCTAGAACCTGTTCTGCCATCCCTACGACAACTGTCGCGTAGCCCCTGTCCTGCGTTCGCAACAGCGTCTCGGCCGCCCGCGCCCGCTCAAGGTCTGATTCGATGGTGTAGATGCGACAATCATGCTCATCCTGATAGGACTCAGCCGCTTCGATGAGCTTGATGGTCGTCATCGCCTTGTAGGTACCGGTCTCGACAATCGTGGTCGGCTTTATCGCGCGCACCAGGGCACACAGAATGTCCACCACCCAAGGTTCCGTCGAGCCATCCCGATACATGGACAGGTCTATCACGTCCGTCGTCCCGAAAACTTCCGCACGATAGCATCCTCTCGATAGCAGTCCTCGCCCCGACCCAGCGACACGGGTTCGAGGCCGAGGCTCTGGAAGGCCAGTCCCCAGACCCGCTCCATGCACTGTGACTCGAACTTGTTCGTGGGCAGGATGGACGACCACCCCGCATCATCCAGTGCATCGAGTACAGCGCGTTCACAGAAGAACATGGAGCCGTGAACCGCCGTGAAGGGCTCGTCCACGTCGCCGATGATGGGGCGCACCGCGTTCCGCACCCATGCGATGTGTTCCGACGAGCATCCTTCCCATATCTCCATGTACCCCACAACGGTCACCGGCGCGTAGAACGGCGGCGTTCCCTGGAGCACGGTCGAATCGTGCAGGCAGTAGAACCGCTCGGCCTTGGGACAGTCTCTCCATGCCTGCCACCACGCCCCGGTCTCGTAGTGCGGGGTCTGGCAGACCGTCAGTTCCTCCTGTGGCAGATACCGCTGGCACGACGTCGCACACGGCGTCAGCCAGTCGGTCTCGGGCACGGGATGGTGGGCAATCGCGATCATGCGTTGAGCCGTTCGCGAATCGCGGACGAGGAAATGCCCTTCGTGTAGGGGACATAGCGCATCTCGATGGCGTACTCGTCCAGAAACGCTTGGTCAATCCCCAACTGCGCCAGAAGGGAATCGCCCGTCCAGTCGTCACCGTGGATGATGTACGTCGGGCTCCACGCCTTGATGATGTCCCGCTGCTTATCGTGCGAGGGCACGAGAAAGGCGTGGCTGACGTAGCGACAGGCCATCACGACCGCGAGCCGGTCCTGCTCGCTGACAATCGGCGGGCGCCCGCGATAGAACTGGTGGAACGCATCCGCGTTGACCGCAGCGATGATCTTCCCGAACCGCGACGCTTGCCGCAAAACCTCGACGTGCCCGCGATGGAAGAGATCGAAGCTCCCCCCGACGTAACACTTAGGCACGAATCACCGTCAGTCCCCGCGCGCCGCCGAGCGTCATGCCCATCGCCCGAATCGTCTCGACGCCGTGCCAGTCCGCCTTCGTGTCGTCCACCACGACCAGCCCGCCGGGTCGCATCAGGGGAAGTACCGCCGAGACATGCTTGAGTCGCATCAGCGGGTCGCCGTCAGGCTCGGTCGCGTCAATGAAGGCAAGGTCAATCGGGGCCGGGACCACGGTCAGCAGGTCCTCGAACGTGGACTGGTGATAGTAGACTCGTCCCGCCAGCCCGGCGTCCACGATACGCTGGGCGACGCCATGATCCACGGGATCAGCGGTCCATACTCGGCCTGCATAGTCATACGCCTTAAGTATCCCACCCGTCTGAATCGCGAAGTGTCCCTGATACGTCCCCGCCTCCACCACAACCCGTGGCGCTTCGTGAATCACGAAGGCCAAGAGCATCGTGAGCGTTTTCATGTCGCACGCATCCCCATCGAACGGCGGGAGGATGGCGTTGCCCTTGGCAATCGCTTCCTCTACTGGAGAAGCCACTTGGCGTACTCCCGAACCCCAAGGTCGAACGGCACCATACTCGTCCACCCAAGATGGGCCGAGGTCCGGTAGGGATCGCCCGTGCAGTGCTTGATGTCCCCGTCTCGGCACTTCCTCGTGATGTGCGGTTCGATGTGCCCCTTTCCGAGAGCCCGCGCGAGTGCCGTCGCGGCATAGAGGATGGTGGTCGGATACCCCGTGCAGATGTTGTAGGCCCCGTGCGCGCGGACATCCCCGAACGCCGCCCGGATGACCGCATCCACCACATCGCCAACGTAGACGAAATCGCGTGTCTGGCTTCCGTCCTCGAAGATGACCGGGGCCTCGTCGTGGAGCAGTTTGTTCGCGAAGTTCGCCAGTACCCCGGTATATCCGTTGTGCAACGCCTGTTCGGGTCCGTAGACGTTGAAGAACCGGAGCGCGAGCGTCTGCCGCATCTGACTCTCGCCCCACATCAGACAGAGCCGTTCCTGGTCGTACTTGGTCAGGCCGTAGACGGAGGTCGGGACGCAAGGCGCCTGTTCGTGGACCCTCGGCCCCCCGTCCCCGTAGACCGACATGGACGAAGCCACCACGAGCCGCTTGAGATCAGGGTTGCACCGCATGTCTTGGAGAAACGTGGCTGTCTGGTAGGTGTTCTGGTCCACGTATCTGCGGTAGTCCGTCATACTATCCGCGACCGAGACTTGCGCAGCAAGGTGAATCACCCGGTCCTGTTCGCGGCGCACGCTGTAGGGGATGGCATCTACCATGCACCGGACAAACCCAACCCCATCGGGGAAGGCGGGCAGGGTCTCGCTCGGATGGACCCGAGCGTCGAGCGAATCCACGATCGTCACCTGATGTCCGTCCTTGATGAGCCTGCGGACGAGATGACGGCCGATGAAGCCTGCTCCCCCGGTAACCAACACCCGTTCGGGCGCATAGACGCCTACAGCCACGGCTGCGCTCCGATCTCGACATCCCACGTCTTCAGACCAGGCTCGTAGAGCCACGTCAGTTGCAGTGCGTCGAGACGCTTGGTCATTTCCATGTCCCATTCGAAGACTGGCGCAATCGTGTCCCAGCGGAAGCCGTGTTTGAGGAAGCAGTCGGGGCGCATCAGGCAGGCATGCCCGTTCACATAGCCGTAGGCGCTCCCGTCGTTTAACGGCTCGCCCATTGCGTTCCGGGCATGGGTGTACCGTCCCGGCGCGATCACGTCACAGTCTCCGACCGGGTAGGCGTTCGTCGGGTCGTAGACGTGGTCATCGTGCTGGAACAACACCCACTCCACATCCTTGCGCTTCAGCGCGTCGAACCCCGCCTGTCGCTTGAGCAGCGCATCGGCACAGTTGCGATAGACGGAATCGAACGGCACAACCGTACAGCCGGGCGAGGGCTCCCATTCTCCCACGACCACGACTTCGGAGAAGATACCCGACCAACGGTAGGTAGGGAGAATCAGGTTGCGCAGGAGCCACGCCCGCTGGCTGTACGGCACCCCACCCGAGGACCGGACAACCGAGGCATGGGGGGCAAGAGCGCTCGTGGCGATAACGCACGCGACGCTCACCAAGAACGCACCATGAAAGTTGTCCTAGACGAGATAACGGGCCACGGTCCCACGTATTCGATGGTCGGGTGTGACGAGAACACAAGTCTCGACATCATCCCACGCATCGCCTTGGGGGAGCTGGGGCGTTCTCCTGACAGGTAGGGCCGTACAGTCCCTTGCCCACCATGCTGAACTACGGGTCTGGGAGCAACCCTAGCCCCGGCGAGAGTCGAACTCGCGTTTCCCCGATTCCGCTTCCGCTGACGTGACCGCTTGGTGCGCCACATGGCCCGTAGGATGCAACACCGTCACAACACTGTCAAGCGATAGTCAGCGTGACCTTCTCGCCCTTGCCGATAGCCGAGCGGATAAGACCGAGTACAACCCTATAGGCGTCCCGACTCCTGAGTACGGTGTCCTTCCCCCGCTGAAGTCCGACGAGAATACAGCCGCGGGTGTCCCTGGCCGTGTTCCCGGCATGAATCCGAATCCCGGCGAAGTTGGGCACGTGCTGCACGAGAGGCATGTCGCGCTTGAATCGCTCCGAGAATGTCACCACAATCGGGTATGTTCCAGCGGGGATGGCGGTTTCCCCGTACACCTTCACGGGGCGCACCTTATCCTCCAAGGTGTAGCAGACGAACTTCCCATCCGCCCACAGCTCCCCGACGGTTGAAGTGTCCGTGAAGGTCTTGCGTTTCACGTCAATCAGCATGCGGAGCCCCATTTTTGCCCACGACAGCCCGGATGAACTTCGCCAACGTTGTCGCGTAGTCCTTGAGGAGTTCGCGGCTGGCCACATGAGCCCCAAACCCGGCCACGGCAAGGGCGGCCCAATATGGGAACCCGAGTTGCGGAAGGACGAACGCGCCAAGGAAGACGAGTGCCCCGAGGACTGTGCGGTTGCGCTTCTCGCGCCGCTTAACGGGCGGGATCACTTCAGCAACTCCACGACAATGGCGGTCACGATGGGCGCGATGATGATGGCGGCCACGGCACCATAGAACACCGATTTGGTCTCCACCCGTACCAGTCGCTCGCGAAACACCGTCATGTCGCCTGCGTGCCGGTCGAGTTTGCCTTCAATCCGTTCCAGCGAGCGCATGATGTGCTCCCGCAGTTCATCGAAATCCGTCATGGACGCCTCAGTCATGGAACCCTCTGCAATGTAGCGGGCTCAACGCCCGAGTTTAACCCTGTCAGATGTGCCAGCGGAGAAGTTGGGCTACATGTTATCACAAGCCGTGTCGCACCCGTGGAGTCTGTCACGGGATGGTAGTACCACCGCTCGCATCGCGGCGCCGACGCGCAGCCCACCAGCAGAAGCACGGCGACAAGGTACCTCATGGGGTCGTGGAGAAGGATACCCAGCCCGTGTTGCCGGAGCCGAGTTCCTTCACATAGAGGCGTTTGGTCTGGGCGCTCGTGACGATGTTGATGCAGATGTCGCCCGCGTTGCCCGTGAGATTGGAGTTGGGGCCACCGTCGTAGGACGTATAGGAAAACGTCGGGATGGCGTTGAGAACACCCGCGACCGTTACGAGAAACCGATACAGTTCCCCGGTCGCCGCCGACGGCGGGGGGTAGTAGATACGCTGTGGAACGTTACCGTTAGCCATTGCCGCCGCTCTCCACAATCGCCGTCAACCCTTGGAGGGCGAACGTGTGCCCCGAATCGTGCCGAAGCTCGATACCAGGATAGGCCGCGCTGATGGAAACGTGGATGGCGGTCTGTGCCGAAAGCGGCGCGGGGGGAAGCGCCACGTTCACGCTCACCGGATAGGTCGTTCCGAAATCCGGGGTCATGCGTACCGACAGGGACGACGCCGAATCGCAACGGTAATCAAGGCGCAGTTCCCGCACGATCTGCCGCTCAGACGGGTTATCGTTGGGAACGATAACAAACCGCGTACAACTGATACGGCTTCCGAGATCATCCGTCGCCAAAGAAGTGAACTCGAAAAGGTCGCCCGTGGACATCGTACTACCCGACCGAAGGCTACTGGCTCCCACCAGTCGCCCACGGCCATAGTTGCCGATATTGAACTTGGTGCTCGTGGAAAGCTGGCCGAAGCAGCGGATGTGCCACGAGTTGGCGGACTGCACGTCAAAGCTGAGCGGATTCCACTCGACGCCCCGGCCCGTCAGGCGTACCGCAAGCCCCTGCGCCTTAAAGTTCCCGTCCATCCATGACAGGATATAGGCGTTGAGTTCGTCGTGCCATCCGCCAGCCGCGTCGTTCGCGAAGGCCCTTCCAAACCAGTCACCCGTCAGTTGCTCGTTGAGAAGGGCCGACACATCATCCGAAAACAGTTTCGGCGCTCCCCCGGACGGGATAACCCACAGGTTGTAGTCTGACCCGAGGAACACAATTCCGTGCGGTGTTTGCGCCGCACTTCTGGGCGCCATACACCCAACCTCCCCGGACAGGAGGGTGAACTGGAAGTTGAACGGGAACGGCGCCTTGTACCCTACCCACACCTGATCGCGGAACAGTACCAGCAGGCGGTCTCCGTCCACGAAGAGTCCCGTGATGCCTCCACCCCGCGCATTTGAGAGCAGTTCGACGCCACCGTCCGGGGTTGTGTAGGTTTCCGGCGCTCCACGGGTACTCCACTCAACCTCTGCGTCCCGTGCGAAAACGAGCCTGTCGTCAAAGTAGACAACGTACCCGCCCCGGAGGGTAGCTCCAGTCCTGGTCATGGTGGAATAGGCGAGAGCGTCAGAAGAGGAGCTGGGACTATACGTCCAAGTATCGGAGCCCGTAAACCCCTGAACGTTGGAAATCAACAGTTCGTTGCGGTCGGTCGTTGGATGATAGTACGGGGTTGCGGAATAGTACCCGTTATCCATCGCCCCGAAAAGCGTCCCGGTGGTGTAGGTGCTACTGAAATACGACAGCAGGCTCCATTGGGTGATGGCACTAGCGGCACGCATGGGATTCATGCCTAGGGCCACAACTACTGTGTCGAGTTGCCCAATCCACGTCGGAGGATCGTAGGTGAAGGAACTCCCCGGCGTGCCGAGCGAACGCAGGCCGGGACGCGGCACGAGGCCGCCCCCCACCCCAATGAAGTTGCTTCCCCGACTGGACACACCGGGCGGGAGCTGCGGGGCTTCGGCACCTGACGTGTATCCCAACGCCACGGAACGCAACACGGCCGCCTTGCTCGCGGGCGGTCCCATCTGTACGGCCTCGCCGTAGCGCGGGTTGACCCCGCCCTTCGCGGGCTTCGGTGGTGCGGTGTTGGGATCAAGCGGAGTACCGAACGCCATCGTGCCTCACCGAGAGAGGGTGAGGGGCAATTCGGTGGTGCGGCAGAGATACGTCATGCTGGCGTTACAGCCAGGGCCGCGCCGACTGCCCCTCAAACCGTTGTGAGGCCACGAGGCCGACTACCTAGAAGATAACGCATTCCGGACAGCGGGTGAAGGCATCCATACATAGGATACCCCGCAGTTCGCACAGTAGGCCGACGAGCGCCCGGAGAACACGAGCCACTGGTTGACATACTCCCGCCCGCTCGGCCCGCCGTAGCCCGTGCAACATCCACACGTGACCCCAGAAGTCACTCGGGGAACACGACCGACTGCACCGCGTCGGTCAGGATACGGCTTTTGTTCCAACTCGGCTCCCATTGGAGTTCTTCGGCGTGCTCATACACTAGGGCCATCACCCGCTCGGCCACTTGTTCGAGATCGCCGTAATCGAACGCGGTCTTCACTTCATCGCCCCCACGAACTTACGCATGAGACTGTCCCGTTCCTCCATCACGCGGCGGTGGTCGGCGGCGCTCCGAATGGCGCGGTCCACGTGATGTACCTCGACGCCCGTGTCCACGAAGACGCGGAGCCCGTGGAACCGCATGGTGTCGCACCAGTTGGAGTCCTCGCCCACGAACGCCGAGGTATCGGGCGGGACACGGCTTGACGGATCGTCCTTCGCGCACTGGACGAGCGTCTGCCATTCCGGCGTCTCGGACAGCGGGTTCTGGCCGTCGAAGCGTGTGCGCGCAAAGTTGTCTACCTCGGCCAAGGCATCAATCGGGCGCATCGGGTTTCGCGTCCCGTACCACGGTCCCGGCACCTTCTCAAAGACGTGCCGCTTGAGCAGGACAAACGCCGAACCCGTCCGCATTACCTCCATCGCCCCCTGCCCCGGCAAGACGGATTCCCATGTCCCCGTCCCCGTGTCAATCGTCGGCAGGTAGGGGTCGCCCCGCAGCGTACAGTACCCGCCCACCGCATCCGCTTCGGGATGGTCCCTGTAGGCCGTCATCAGGAGGCGAGTCAGGGCGTCGGGTTGGAAGACGGCATCACCGTCCACGAACAGGAGCCAGCCGAGCTTCTGGGGGTGCTGTAGGAACTGCGCGACGGCTTGGTTTCGGGCTCGGTCCACGAGCGATCCGGGGACGAAGTTCCACGGGAACCGGAGGCCCTGCACCTCGACCGTGGACCGCATCTCGCCGAGGGCCTGCACGGTCTCGAACTGAATGGTCCCGTAGGTGGTCACGACCACGCACCCCACGGGGACCTGAAGTTGGATGGGGGCCGTCACTTGTAGAGCCTCCGCAGTTCGCCGCCCTTGCCGACGTAGTAGGTCTTCCCCAACATCTCGAACGTCACGCCGTCCTTAAGTCGCGCCGTGGGTCCCTTCACGGTGAGGAATGATCCGCCCACGGGTCGCAATGGGCTGTGATGGATGAACACGCGCCGCCTCATACGGCCCCGAACGTCTTGGCCTGTTCCGGCGTCAGCATCGTCGCATCCTGTGTCAGCCCCTCGGGCGTCGCATGGAACTCGTCCGCCAGTACGGGGGCGATGCTCATGGGTTTGCAGTCCAGCAGCTCGACTTGCAGGAGCTTCACGCTCCCGCCAAGGCTCAGCACGCCCCGCTGGGTGTTGACCGTCGGCATCGTCACCGGGAAATGCACCCGCACGATGTTCGTGTCGCCGCGCTTCATGGCGAGCACCTGGTTCTCGACTTCGGGTAGCAGTGTCCCGTCCCCCAGCTTGCACCGAATCCACAGCGGCCCCACCCCGTCCTCGACGTTCTGCAACCGCAGACTCACGAGGTTCCCGAGCGCGGGAGTCGTGGGATGGGATTGCGACAGCCGGGCCTGCATCGCGGGGAGCCGTTCCATGTCCCGGTCGTGGTAGACGTGGAAGATGTCGGGCCACGCATCCGCCCATAGGTCCACATGCAGCCGTCGCGCCCACTCGCAGAAGTGCCGGTCCTCGCCATCCCACAGCCCACCCGAGGGGAAGCCCGGCGGCTTCCCGAAGTGAATCCCCTTCTCGATGACGCTGCGCTCAATGAGCGTACACGCCCCCAGTCCACCGACCTTGACCAGTTCCCGTGCGGCGAGGTCGGCCCGGAACTCGTGTTCGGGATAGTGGGGAAGTCCCAACTGGTAGACCGGCGCCTGCCACACCTGGGGGGCGGCGTGAATCTCCGGCGAGGCGTTCCAGCGCGTCCAGTAGACGGCGCTCACGATCCCCCGCTTGCACCCGTAGAGACTCGCGAACGTCGTCGGGTCGAGGATGAGATCGGAGTCCACCAGCCAGAGATAGTCGTACCCGCCGTCGAGCGTCTGCTTGAGCAGCCCGTTCTTGATGCGCCCCACCCGGCTCATGGCCGATTCGGTCCACTGGTGGGTCACGGGATGGGAGTCGGAGAAGTCGTCGCTGCGGGTCTCCTGCGACTTGAACACCTGCCCCCCGTGTTCCGCCACGAAGTCCGCGAGCACCGTCGAGCCGTCGTTGGACTCCGGGTAGTCGTCTACGAAGGCGTAGGTGAACGCGACTCTGGAAGGGCGTTCCTGTGCGGCGAGACTGGCGAGATGCACCTTGAGGATTTCGGCCCGCTTCCTGACGGGTGCCCCGACGAGCACCTTCACCTTCCGGGCGAACGGCAGGATGCGGAGCGAGGGATTGGGGTCCGCGATGGACTCGGCGTGGGCCTGCTCGAACTCGGTCATCTGATGGTACTGGCTCCTGTAACGTGCGAGTTTGTGGTCACGGTCCACGGGGTCGGCGTACCCGTAGTGGAGCCAGTAATACTCCGGCGGCGCAATGCCTGCCACCAGCGGGAAGTTGGCAGGGGCGTGGCCGCAATGGATGCCACGAGTCGGCCACTCGGGCACGTACCCTGGCGGGACGTGGAGCGGGCGAAAGAGCCACGGCCGGGGAAACTCGTGTCCGCGCCAGAAGGCGTCGGCCCGGTAGTGGTCATCGTCCCAGAGATCGTAGAGCGGGAACGACCAGGCGTTGACATTTAGGGCTTGGCACAGCGGTCGGGGGTCAGCAGACAAAACCTGATCGGCGTCTGTGACCAATACCCACTCAGCAGCAGCGGAGGCGAGGTGCCAGAGACGGGCGCGGGCGGGGGCTTCGGCACCCCATGCTTCCGTGCCTGTACGGCGTTCACAAATCGCCACAGCCGGGTGCGCTCGGCAAAGCTCATAGGTGCCATCGGTGCTCCCATCGTCCAAGACGACGATTGGCCCCCACTGGCCGTGATAGTCGAGCACGTGCGGGAGGTATCGGTCTTTCTCGTTCCGGCAGAGAATCGCTGTGGCAAAGGGTTCCATACACAGCGGCAACTTGCAACACTGTCACGACACCGTCAAGCCGTCGCGACGACAGACCCCCACGATCCGGTAGTGGCGGATGTGAAGAGGGTGAAGTTGGAGGGAATGCTGTTGCCGTCTACCACAACCGCCGAAGTCTCGTCGCACACCACCGCTGGGGCTTCATCGTCCACCGTGTAGGCCATCTCCCCGCCCACAATGGGGATGACGGGCGCGAACGAGGGGCACGGCCCGCCCGCCGAGGGCACGGTCCACGTCAATGCACGATCTCGTAGTAAATGGTCGAAGTGTCCGTCGTTTGGGTCGAGTCAATCTGGAACGACATGCTCGCCACGATGGTCGCCACGCTCAGTATCCCGTGCGTACCGCCAGAAACAACCCGCGAGAGAATGATGTTGTCGCCGGAGAGCGCTTCGCCGGTTGCGACGGTTGTGTTCCCCGACGACAGGACGGCACGACCCGCAATCTTTCCCGTAGCGCTGTTGGTGCGGTTGCCCTTGCGGAACGTGCCGGTTCCCGCGTCGCTGATGGCACTGGTCGTGTTCCCGCGCACGTCATTGCCGATGAGGCTGACCGCCTGACATCCAGACAGCACCTCGACACCGGAGCTTGTTGCACTGAGAATACGACACCCTTCGACCACGCAGCCGATGGCCTTGGCTACCGCAATCCCGTTCCACGCGGATGTGCTCACATAGGCGCCTTGAACTAGGGCGTCCGTCACGGTGCCCGTCGTCCCCAGGAGTATGCCATCCCCCGTTGCGCCCTTATAAACGCCGCCCAGAATCCGCACGTTGGCACAGGCGTTGCTCGACCCGATACTAAGGGCCGGGGTGAGGGCCGCCTGTACGCTTACCACCGAGCAACTTTGCAGTGTCAGGTCGGTCGTGTTCTCCACGCGAATGTGGGCATCGGTGCATACCACCCCGTCCAGCATCAGCCGAGTGTTCGCCCCTGACGTTCCCATCTTGAACGCCGGTTGCGTCGTGGACCGAACGCTGGACACCGAGATGTTCCGAAATACCACGTCCGTTGCCCAATCGGCCTGAATGAAACTCAGTGGTTGCCGCAGGAGGAAATCGCTCACCTGGACCCGCGCCACGCCGACGGCGAGCGGCAGTTCGCCGGTCAGTGACGAGCCGTCCATCACAACGCCATTCACCACGACATCGGAAACGAGATACAGGTGGTTCTGGTCGCGAATGACCACCCCCGAACCACCGGACTTCATGGTACAGTTGTTCACTGCCACCCGTCGAATCGCGCGATTCGACGGGGTCATGTTGTCCTTGCAGTCCAACTTCAGGGCCGACGCCGTCGCGCTTTCGAGGTGGCAATTGGCAATGACCACGTCGGTCGTATCCGTCGTCGCGAACGAGGATTCTTGGACAATGCCGATAGCGTCGTCCCCGGCACGGATGTCGCATCCCGTGACCACGATACGGGACCCGCCGCCGATGTGCAATCCGTCCTCGGTTGTCTCATCGCTTTCCGTGACGCGCAGCCCAATCACGCTGATGTCGGTACAGTCTCGCAGGTACACGTTCCACGCGCTTTCGGCATCAACCGCCCAGACCGATTCGATGCGCCCGCCGGACACGGCCGAGAAACAAATGTGCATCCCGGTGTTCGCCACCGCCTGCGTCTCGATTTTTCCACCCCGGACAACGACGTTGGTGTTTCCGTTCACCATGTCATCGTTGCGGATCGTCGCGTTTTCCTTGTCGGTCGAAGCAAACCGCCGGACAAGGACAGCCGCATCATCCAACCACAGGGTAACGTTGTCGTCAAGCTTGATGGAATAGTCACCGGCCGAGGCGGGAGCGGACCCGTCGGAAGGGCCGAGCAGGTAAGTGCCCTTGGGCACGAACACTGTTCCGCCCCCCGCCGTACTCGCCGCCGTACACGCGGTTTGAATGGCGGAGATGTCGTCGGTTGCCCCGTCGCCCACCGCCCCGTAAGCGGCGTCCTTGACATTGAACGCCAAGGACGAGGGGAACCTGGCGTTCAGATTGGTCGAGTTCAGCCGGTCGCCATCAGCCCACGGCATCTACTCTTCCTCCATGATGAGCCGGGCCGACATCCCCAGCCTGTTCGCCTGCCGCTGCTGCAAGGCGTTCGGCTGGTCGTTCAACTCCTGCTCGTACCGACTCCGGAACACGTTCGCCATCACCGGGTCGCCCTTGCGCAGCGCCAGGTACTCCACCGCCTTGAACAGCACACCTTGGTGGTACCGGGTGTCAATGCTCGGGATCGCCGTCAGGTTGGTCATATCAGAGAGCCGCGCGACATAGCGCAGCAGCAGCGAGTACTGGCTGTTGGGGCTCGGGTAGAGTTCCAGCCACGTCGCGTAGGAGTGGTAGCGGTCGGGCACGCCGGTCTGGGTGCCATCCGACTTCGCGTCGAACTCCCACACGTTCGTCTGGCGAATCCCCCGCCCCCCGACCGGGCTCCCGCCCGTATCGAACGACAGGCTCAGCACCTTCTCGCAGTCGGTTGGCAGGAACATTTTATCGTCCCCGCTCGACGTGGAACTCACCGCGATGCGCTCGAACTCCACTTGCTGGATGCGGTTCGCGATGTCCCGCTGGGCGAGGTTGACGTAGAACGACACGCGACTCGGCTGGATGTCATCCGGCGAGAAGCGCGTCATCGTGGTTGCTTCGGACATCAAGTCCCTGAGCGTCCACGACATGGCGTTACGGGTAGGTCCGTTCGGACCTGTTGAGGGAATCCGAGGGCGACGGGACGCTGCCCATCACACTCAGGAACTTGTTCCGGTAGTAGGCCGCGCGCTGGTTGTCCACGACCCGATCCGCCAGATTCTCCGTCAGCTTGTACTGGACGGCGGGATGGTAGCGGGTGTGCAGACTCGGCTTCGCGGTCAGCGCCGTCATGTCCGACGGCACCTTGACGTACCGCATGGTGAAGGTGTCCTGACTCGTTGTGGTCGGGTAGAACACGATGCTGTTCGCGCTGATGGCATAGCGGTTCGCCACCCCCGTCGCGGTGCCTTCCGAGGCGTTGTCAATCTCCCGCAGCGGCACAGCCGTCAGCAGCCGGTAGCCGAACGAGTCGAAGGAGTTGACGCGGAACACGTCCACCATCTCACCGAAATCGGCGGGCAGGACGGTCGCGCTCGACCCCGCGCCCAGCACGAGGGTCTGGCTGGCGAGGAGTTCGGTGTGTGGGAGCATGAGCGCCACTTCGAGCTGCGCCATGTTGGCTTCGTGCGAGCAATCGGACAGCGAGATGTCCAATCGCTGGCCAATCGCGCTCGTGGCCCCCGACATGAGGCGCTGAAGCGTCAGGTCGGGCATACGCTACGGCCCGACGTGGATCGTGACGAACAGCGTCGAACTGGACGCCGACGGGTTCCGGAGGAACCGCCCCCACCGGGGGATGGTGTCCACCGACTGATACCCGGTCGCCGTGACCACCTTCACGGTGTTCCACCCACTCGCTGTCGCGCCAGGCAGGGCAGTCTGGAACCCATCCTGCTCCAACCCCTCGTATCCCTGAAGGGTCAACCGGCTCGCGGTCGCTGAGGAGGTGATCCACGAGTAGGTAATCATCGCGGCATCGGCCATGAACATCACATTGGACGTGATGCCCGACTCGGCAATCCCCGTGAAGGCGTTTGCGGCTCGGTGATACTGGTTCACCCGGCTCATCAGAGCCTCCCGCTAACCGATAACGCCGGAAGACTCGAAAACGAACGTCGAGTTACCGGAGCGGTAAAACAGCGCCGCACCGTTCGTGGTCAGCGACAGGATGGAGAAGATGAGCTGGCCCGCCAGCACCTTCGCCGTTGACGCCGACTGGTTCGTGGTCGCCGAACTGATGATGGCGCCCGCGAACGTCGCCTTGGAGTTCACCTGGAAGTTGCCGACGGACACCTGCCCGACCGCTGAGATGGTCGAGTTGGTCGTCAGCGCGCCGGTCTGGGTCGTCGCCCCGCCGATGGACGCGGTGGAGGTCGCCACGAGCGTTGCGACGGTGAGCGCCGCCGTGGACAGCGTGCTCGTCCCGACGAGGTCTTCCGCCTTCAGCGTGCTCCGGCTCGGCCCGCCCGTGATGCTGATGGACGACGTGGTGACATACTGCCCGTCACCCAACTGCGCCGTGTTGACAGTCATGTTGTGAGGCCCCTTGGGGCGGGGGCCGAAACCCCCACCCCGTCAAAGGTCAGGACTTAGGACACGCCCGAGCTTCCATAAATTCCGCGCCAATCGCCGAAGCCGTGGCTGTAGGCCTGGACGAGCGAACGCTTGATGTCCTTGGAGTCGAAGTCGGTGTCCATTTCCATCGTGGGACGGAGGTCCCAGATGAAGTTGAGGTCGTGCGTGTTGCCGAGCAGGAACCAGGCGTTCGTGTCCGTCAGATACGGCGAATCCATGAACGTCAGGCCATCAGCGCGCAGCGCGTTGATCTCGTTGTTGCTGGTACCCGGCTTGTACTCCGAGCCCACGAGTTCCCGCGCCACCATGATGTCGTTCGGCGTCACGATGATGAGTTTCGGAATCGCCATGATGGGCCGACTCCGGTCATCCTTCCACTGACGGAACTGGATCACCGCGTTCTGCAACGCCGTGATACCCAGCGACGCATCGGTCGAAGGACGGTTGGACTGCGCGGTCCCCGCGTCGAGGAGTGCATGCGAGGTGGCGCACAGCGCTTCACCCGACACGAACCCGGCGAACGACGTGGAGAAGGCGTTGTTCAGTACCCCGTGCCCGTCGGTCTCCTGCTTGTCCACGGCGGCGCGAATCAGGCTCTGCTCCAGCTTGCTCACCTGACCGTACCGCTCGTGACGAATCATCTCGGCCGTGATGCGATAGCCGAGCGCGTTGGAGGCATGGGTGTAGACCTTGGTGCCCCCGTTGATGGGGTCGGAGTAACTGATGTCCGCACCTTCGGCCTTGGCCTGCATGGCACCGAGCCCGGTCATCTTGGCATCGGTTTCCTGCGCCTTCTGGGATGAACTGACCTTCAGGAACCGCGTGTAGAGCAGCGGATACGACGGCCAATCGTCGTTGTTGATCTTGCGCAGCTTGGGCTCCAGCAGAATCTGGAACTGCGCTCTGGTCATGGTCATAGCTCAGTCTCCTCTCTGCGTTATGGAGCCAGGGTGAGCAGCGACGCGGCAGACGCGAACCCGCGAATGCCGGTCAAGAACACTGCTTCGACCCTGCTGGTGGTGGAAATGAGCGTGGTGTCGAGCACCCCGCTCGCGGTGAGCGGACCAACGAGTTCGACGTAGGCCGACGCCTGCGAGTCTACGTCAATACGCTGGGTATTGCCGGACTTCTCGAACGTGTACGACTCGCCGACCGAAATCAGCGACGCCGTCACGTCCGTCTCGATGGCGGCCGTGAAGACGGCCGAACTGTCCATCGGCACTGCGACGAGCACACATCCTGCGGGGAACGAATCAACGCTGCGGTGAAGCGAGATACCGAGAATCTTCTCGGAGCCGACCGTGGCCTCCTGAAGAGTCCGCGCGGTATTCAGCGCAACCAGAGCGCCCTTGCCGAATGTGGCGGCAGACGCGGTGTTAAACGCGACCGTTCGCCAATTGCCCCGCACCGGCTGAAACGCATAATCCGACATGGTCAACCTCCGTCGGAAAAGCGTTCATCGGGAAGTGGTCTAGCCCTTGGTAATCTCCAGTCGGGACTCCGACTCGGAGTGGGTCAGTCCACCTGCTCGGTCCAGGTCCAGGCCCGCGCGATGCAGGGCCGAAGAGGTCTGGGTGTCCGAGGCTTGGGCATCAACGGCGCGACGCACCTGTGCTTCATTGGCCTGCGCCTGCTGGGCGTCACAGGCCATCAACTGCAAATCCCCCATCCGGATCGAGCCATCGGCCGCGAAACTCCACTGCGGCATGATCTCGGTGATGCCGAACGTGGATAGCGTATCCTTCGTCACGGGAACGTACCCACGGGCCATGAAGCCCATGAGGTCCGCGTCCACCCCCCCGTTCGGACGCGCATGCCGCGCCCAATGCAGTCGGTGGGTCAGTCCGGTCGAGGGCTCTCGGTTGCGGGCGAGGTCGGCATCAATCTGCCGTCGCTTGTCTGAGTACCCCTGGACGAACGCGAAGTCGGGGTTCGCCTGAAAGGCCGAGGACTCCCGCGCCGATCCCGCGACCGAGCGGTCTCTGGCACTGATCAAGGGCTTAGGAGCCGAAGTCACGATTCACCCCCAGGGTCTTCTCGTTCACTTCAAAGGTGAAGGGCGCGGTCGAGGTCACAATCTCGTTATTCAGCGCCATCCTCATCCAGTCATCGGTCGTGATGTGGTTTGCCTTGCAGTAGTCGCGGACCATGCCTTCGGTCAGTCCCTTCTGCTTGGCGATTTCTCCCACCCCATGAGGGAGTTTGGCGAAGTCGAGCCCGCCCGATTGCGGCGTCCCGACACCTCCACCGCCACCACTCCGTTCTCCGAGGCCACCCTGCGCGATAAGCTTCTCCGCCTCTTCGCGCACGAACTCGTCACGATGCTGGCCCCGTATATATGTAACCACTTTCTCGTAATTCTCCAAGGTGCGCTGCTCGGGTGCGGCCTGCGCCATCAGCGCGTCAATCTCTGGCCCGTAGCGCCGGAAGTCGTCCGCATACCGATTCTGCGCGTTCATCCGCACCACGGAGGCGTACTGTCCCGCGAGCATCTGCATCCCCTGCACCATCGGCGTGAGCTTGTCGGCAATCACGCTTTCGGCCACGTTGCGCGTGGCCACCTCGGGCTCCACGATCCACTGGTCGCCCGTCGGCATCCGCAACGCGGGCGGAGCCGGAGGCGGAGCGGCCGGGGCCGACGGCTGGCCCTGGAGCATGCCCTGGAGGACGTTCGCCTGCTGCTGCGCGAGGTTCAGAATCTCGCTGGCAGACTTCCCGCGCGCCCATTCCTGCGGGATGTCATTGCCGAACCGGAACTCCGCCGGGGGTCCAGAGGCGGGTGTTGAGGAAGGTGGCGCGCTCGACGGCGGCTCGGGCGCGGTCGTGCTCTGCGGTGTTCCTTCGGTACTCATCGAGTTCTGCTGCCTTTCCGACCACGAGGTCGTTCAAATGGAACATCTCCTCGTACCCCTTCAGGAGTCCGAGAACTTCCCGATACTCCTCGAACGAGGAGCAATCGAGCAAACGCTTGGCGATCTGTTCGTACCTATTCTCCAGCGCCTTCTGGTGCGCCGCCCATTCCGGAAGCGCCTGAAGGCGACGCAGGTTGTCCAGGTCCGCCCCCGTCAGCCCCAGCGGATAGTCCGGCGAGGAGTCCGATGGGGTTGGGGCGCGCAGCCGTCTCAAGGATGACCGCAGCGTTGACCAGAACGTCTTCCGGGTTCCGGATGTCGAATTGCTCATAGAGCCTCTGTTGAAGTTCGCGTGTCCCCTTGAACAGGTCGGACGCCGTCTG